GTCCAGACAATAACGAACCTGTAGTTGTTATTGTAATTAGGGGAACGAAGGCCCCACCAAACCGCCGTGGTGACGGCGGTATGATTATTTGCAATCTTGGTGTTACCAGCTTTGTAATAATCATACTGGGCCTGATAGTTCTGTTCATACTGGTTGGCGTAGCTTCTCGTACCAAAGACTTCAAACTCGGAAAGATCAAACAGGTAATCGGTAGTAGTTGTAACATTACCGGAACTGTTGCTTGCATTGCCCGTGTTATCGGTGTACTTGGTCACGGGTTGCATCACAGCACGAAGGTCAGACGGAAGCGCCGCCATCAAACTGTTTGCCAAGGGGCTTGTGGGGGTTCCATCATTGCCATAAAGGGTTTTCCGCTTATAGCAAGCGTTCCAGCCACCGCTGTTCGTGTTGCTGGTGTTCCAACTGAAATAACCTGTGCCGGAAATATTAGTATTGTATTTGCTGTCACACAGGGCAACAGCGGCACTCCCAATTTTTCCGATCTGAAAATGGATCTTATTCCCGCCTTCACGGGCCGAATTGTGATTGAACCCCAAAATGAAAGCATTGACCGCCAAATTGGAAAAAGTGGTGTTGCCCACCTTACCATTGATCTTGATTTCCTTCACATCACCAACGGCCCAATAGTTGGCTCCCAAACCTGCGGAACTGACTTCCCGGATGGTTGCCCAACTGTTATCGTTCAGAACCTTGGTGGGCAATGTCACTTCAACGGAACAGGTCTTATTGGCCGGGGCCGTGTGGTTGGTGCCAGCGCCCACGCTGACGGTGATTGTGGCGATTCCTTTGGCCTTGGCGGTAACAGTTACCACCGAACCGGAAACACTCACAGAAGCCACCGTGGGGGCGCTGGAAGTGGCCGTAATCTTACCATCACCCGCCCTTGTCACGGTGATGGTGTCCGTGGTCTTTGCGGCGGTCAGTTTGATGGAAGTCTTATTCAAAGACAAACTACCAGCGGCCTTGGCAATGCTCCAAGCAACCGTTTTGGCCCCGGTGCTTCCATCAGCCCACTTGTAGTTCGTTTTCGGCGTGAAGGTGGCATTGTAGGAACCGGCGTTCGTGCCGCTGGTAGTTCCTCCAAGCGTCATTTTCCCGCTGTCATAGTTGTTCCAAGTGGGGCTTTGGGCCGAACCGGTATAAGTAAGGCTGTTGCTCTGCGTGGGGATCGTCATGGTGGCGGCGTTGATCGTCCAAGTCACTTCCTTGGCGGTCTGCGTACCGTCTGCCCACTTATACCGCCCCTTGGGTGTGAAAGTGGCCGTGTAGGTTCCCGCATTGGTGCCGGTAGTCACGCCGCCCAAGGTCAGCGCATCGGGGTTATAAGCGTTCCAAGAAGGACTTTGGGCCTGTCCGTTATAGGTCAGGGTGCCATTCTGCGAAGGAAGAACATTGATGGTATAGACGATACCGGACACAGCATCCAAGGCCGCATTTGCGGCATCCTGTGCGTTCTGTGCGGCTTCCACACAGGTTCCGATCTGGTTCAACAGATACGGGTGGGCGGTCTGATCAAGGTTGTGTTCGCTCACCTTGTTTTGGGCCGTACCTTTGGGATCATAGTTCATGTTGGGAAGCTGTTCGGCGGGAACCTTACCATCCACCAGATCAGCCTTCCCGGATTGACCTTTCTGAAGGGCTTCAACGGCATCCGCATTGGCCTTCATTTGGGTATCAATCTTATCCATGTTTTCATTCTGAACCCCTACATCATAAAATTCAGATTCAAGGGGTTTAGTGAGCTTGTAGTTGGTTGTTTTATTCGCCATTCTTCAAAACCTCGTTTCTCAACTGATTATGGGTATAGGCGGCAAGCTGGGCATGGGTGAACCGCCCAAGTTCCGCATGGGTGTTATAAAGCTGAAGCAAGGTCACAACCATGTTTTGGGGAACAACCCGGTTCAGCAAAGATTCAACATCATTGAAGTTGTTCTTTGCGGCCAACCCGATTTTCACAAGAAGCTGATAGGTGCCTTCTTCCACATCAGCGGAATAGTTACCCTTCCCGCATAGCGTTTCAAGGATGTTCCGAAGCTGGGGCAAGGTGTACGGAAGTTCTTCATTGATCCGGGTCAGAATACGGAACCGGCGATCTTCAAGACTGTCCGTGCCTTTGGGGGTGATCCCCAAAATCTTTTCCCACCGGGAAAGGCCCATGTTTCCAGCGGTGGGAATGAACTGATTATCAAGAAGATCATCCGTGGTATTCCATGCCTTTTCAATTTCCGGCTGTTCGCTCCCCATGATCCCCTGAAACTCCGCATAATCACGAATGGCATAGGGAAGATAATCAATCAGTTTGCGTTCCATGCTCCCGGCCCCCTTATCCGCTGATCACGATGGTTCCCGGCTCAATGGTTCCCAAAACCGGAATGTGGTCAAGGGTCAGGGTACAGTTCGCCGCTTCACCGTTGATCTTGGTGTTGGCAATATCCAGAATACCGGTGATTCCCAACAGGCGGCTTTCCACCTGACTGATACGAACCACAAGGGCTTCATTCTGGTCTGCCCAACTTTGGGCCAGTTCCAAGAAGTAACCGTTGATTGCTTCCGTGACATAGGCGGAAACATCATCCCAACTCCATTCCCGCTGATAGTACAGATCGAAGGAAAGGTTGATGGTATCTTCACCCACGCCTTCAACCCTCACCACATGGCCGATGGGGGCAATGCCCACGCCTTCACCGGCGTTCTGAAGGGGGTCAACTGCGGTCTGTACCTGATCCACAAGGGCTTCCGAAGGCTTCTTGAAGGAACTGTTGATGATCACCAGCTTCACGGTTCCGCCCACGGTCAGCTTGCTATTGGCTCCCGCCGCATACACAGCATTCAACCACGCCTTGATTTCCTCGGACACACCGGAAAGGCCGCTGATCCAAGTGTCGGTTCCCGTGGGCGGGATCAGCTTGGCCGGGTTCAAATCGCTGTTCCAAACCCGATATACCTTCACACCGCCCACGCCGGGAATGGCGTTCACCTTTTCCAGATAATCCGCACGGTTGCCGCCGAAGGCTTGGGCGTTCAGGCTATCCATGTAACGCTGTCTGAAAACCTCGGTATCTTCTTCATCCTCACCGGGGATCACCACGGCGGAAATGGAACAGGTTTCAAGCCCGTCCACATACTCAATGGGAATCACCGTTCCGGTGTAGTCATTACCGGCTTCACCAGCGGTTTCACAGGTGATTTCATACTTACCACTTCCACGGTCAGCCGAAACATAATAGTTCAGTTCTCCAATGGAAAAGCGGGTGTTCATGGGAAGGTGCAAGGTGGTTGGTGTAATGCTCAACTGCAACACGGCGGGGCTTGCCGGTTGCGGTTTCAGCCCCCTTTCTGCCGCCCTCAAAATGAGATAAGGGCGGGTTGCGGTGTCTGCAAAGGTTTCATTCAGCACCGTATCAAGGGCAATATAAAGGTTCTGCAATTCCACGGCGGCGGGGGCATCACCGCACCAAACCAACGAACCTTCACGGGTGTCCAAATTGCCATTGATGGAAAGCGCCTTCTGAAGCATCCGGGAAAGGATTGCTTCATAGGTCTGTGCTTCATACATCAGATTTCAACCCCCAATTCTGCATTGATTTCGCCAAAAATGCTGACCACCGTGAAGGTAGTCAGCACTTTCTTTTTGTTCACCGTAAATTCAAAGTTCTGAACCGCCGTGATCCTATCATCCTGAAGCAAGGCTTCACGAACCCGGCGTTCAATTTCGGGAATACAGTATTCCACATCTTTCCCGATCAGATTATGAAGTTCAACCCCATAATCCCAAGAATGGATCAACCATTCATAGCGTTCTGTGTTCAGGATCAGGAAAACCGCCTGTTCCACAGCTTGGATTTCATCAATGGTGCCGATGATGGTCAGGTTATTGTGGTTCATCCTGAAAGTACGGCTTGGAAGGGTTTCAATGGTGAAATCCTGTTTAATATCATCCTGAACTTGCGGAATCATCATCAAGCCCCCTTTACTCGGTCAATAACCACGAATTTCTTTCCTTGCTGAACCCGGATCAGAAGCACCTTTTCACCGGCCTTCAAAGCGTTGTGAACCTTGAAGGTTTTCTTGCCAACATAGGCGTGTTTGTGGGCTTCATACGCCGCCGCACCAGAACCGCCGCCCTTGTCCTCGGTGGTGTGGTTTACCGTCATATCAACTTCAAAATCAGTCACATTCCGGGTCAGGATCAGCATTTTAGAAGTGTAGATGGATTTCTGATCCACCTGAATTTTCAAGGGTGAAGCGGAAAGGACAGTTCCAAACAGGATGTTCACCGGCTTCCCGGCTTCCACAGCTTCCACCGCCGCCCGTTTCACAACTTCAACAGGATTAGGCAATAAATTCACCCCCGATCAGGTCAAGTTCCATCATGTGTTCATCACCCCTGAAGGTGTGGGTGACTTTGTTCACCGCCATGTAATTGTTGGTGACAATATCCCCAAGGTTCAGGGCCACCACCACGGCGCTTCCAGCACGAACCCGCACATCACCGAAAGCGTTCTGAATGGTCAGCTTGCGGGTTTTCTGATCGTACAGCTTCAACAGGGCATCCGCCTTGGCGGAAGCGCCCGTTTTGGTCTGAACTTCTTCAAAATATTGAAGAACACCCCATTGGTTCATTTTCGCCCCGTCCTGTGCAATGAACAATTCCCGCTTACCGGTTTTTTCATCGTTATAGGCCAGTTTGATCTTGTTATAGGTCTGTTCATCAATACTGGATTCATAGCTGAAGTTTTCCCCGGTTTCTTCATCAATCAGAAGGTTCAGCTTCATGGTATTGATGTTCTTCAGGGTCAGCTTCCCGGCATCGTCATACAGAACATAAAGCTGTTTGGTATTCATCAGGGTTTCATCAAGGGCGCTCTGGATCATATCAAACAGGGTTTGGTTTTCTTCCACGATGGTTTCAAGGGTATAACCGGTATCTTCCACCGTGCCAAGGTTCAACCGGAAATCTGTTGCAATACGCTTCAGAAGGTCAGAAGCCTTCAGCCCTTCTTCCGTGATGGTGTCCTTATTCTTCAAATAACGCAACTGATCATAGGCCACAACATCAATGGTGCCGCCCTTGTCACGCTTTTTCTTGAACACAAACCCATAGAACATGGCGGTTCCGTTCACAGTCAGCTTCACCGGATCACCTTCAGCAAAGTTCAGCCCCGGCCCCTTGACAACGGTGAACTCCAACTTGCCGGGGGTTCCCTTGCGTTCCAAGGTCAGCCGTGCGCCTTCCTCGACAACGGGGAATTGAATGGTGCTGTTATGCTGGATGAACAATTCAACTGCCAAACGGAATCACCCCTTTCAGGAAGGCAAAGTAAGAACCTGACCGGGATAGATCAGGTTCGGGTTCTTGATTTTGTCCTTGTTCAGATTATAGATTTTCGTGTAATCGGCCCCGTTGCCCAACTGCTTCTTGGCAATGTTCCAAAGGCAATCACCAGATTTCACAGTATAGGTGGCGGCTTTCGGGGCCGTTGTGGTGGGCCGGGGTGCCGCCCTAACCGTTGCGGTGGCAGTTCCCCCGGAAGTCTTGGCCGGTTGCACGGTCACGGTCTTGGTGCCATAGGCTCTGTACTGTTTCAGGTTGATCTTCACCTTCACATCAAAACCTTCACCGGCATCATCGGTGATTTCATAGGTTTCAAGGCCAACGGTCAAATTGGTGTAATGGAACATCCCGCCACCGGGCTTCTGCCGGTTCAGAATGAATTGGAACGGGGTCTTGCTCACCTTCAGCCGTTCAAACAAGGACAGGTAATAGGCGGCGCTTTGCGCTCCACCATTGCTGAAGGGATAGGACACTTGGGGAAGAACCAATTCAAAGGACACATCCGAAAGGCCAGCGGCCTTCAGGATATTGATTTCTTCCCCGTTGATCAGGGTCATGGTCTTATTCTGGTTGTTGATCTTCACCGTCACCTTGGAAGGGGTGATGGGCATAAGCGTTCCCGCTATATACAGTTTATACGCCATTACTCATGCACCCCTTCTTCAGAAACTTCCAGCTTTTCAGCAAAGTCATTGGCCCAAGCATCCATGATCCCATCCAAATCAGCATCTTTGGAAATGTGGTTTTCATTGTGCTGTTCAACCTTGATTTCAGCGGTAGTGAACCGGTTGATTGCTTCACGCTCCGCAATGTCACGAAGATAGGCCAAATCTTCTTCAGCAATATCCAAGGCATCAGCGGTGGCCGCTGTGTTGTTTGCAATATCGCCGGTGTTCCCGTAAATGCTATCAAGATCATTGCCAAGGTTGAAGGCATCCAAAGAATCAGCCCCCATAGAATCCAAGGCGGAAAAATCAAACATACCGGAAACCTTATCGGCCACACCATCACCCCAAGCGGCACCGGAAGCAAAGGCATCAGCGGCCCAACCATCTTGGAAGGTGTCAAAGGTAGACATTCCTTCATTGAAAGCATCGGCAACGCTTTTATATTCCTCAACATTCCCATAGGCTTCAGCGGACTTAGCCGCATATTCGCTTGCTTTGTTGGTAATCCCGGAATAGTCGAACTCAACGAAGGGCAATTTGTTCAGGGCTTCACAGATACCCGCCACAACAGTAAGGGCCGTAGAAAGAAGGTTGTAAAACCACCCCTGAACATTGGAAATAACATTGTGGAAGGCCGTTCCGATATTGGAAGCACAAGCCCCCAAAGCGTTCCAGATACCCAAGGCGATATTTGCCACGGACAGGCCAAGGTTTTTGAAGAAGGCAATTACCACCATGATTCCGCCACAAATCACACCGAAGCCGCTATTGGCAATACCGGTGAACTTTGCAACCGCCGCACAAGCCGCATAGATAGCCGCAATCACGGCGATAATCAGAAGGATGATCCATGTAATGGGGCAAGCCAAAAGCGCCGCATTTAGGCCCTGCTGGGCCGCTGTTGCGGCAAAGGTGGCAACGCTCCAAGCGGTGGTCATTGCTGTGTGAATTGCCTTAACTGCGGCCTGAACCGCCATAATGGTATTTCCAACCAACATGACACCGTTATAGATCAGCATAGCGGCCACAATGCCCATGATAATAGGCTGAATCCAACTCCAATTATCAACGATCACGGAAGCAATGGAAATCAGAATATCCAGCACCGAAGAAGCAATATTGGCAACCCCGGCAAGGCCATTGATCAGGGCCGTGGTCACTTGTTGGAACTTGGAACTATTGGCAATCTGATTGATTTTGGTCAGGATCGGGGCGAACATGGAAAGGGCCTGATTCTTCATCCCGGCCCAAATCTGCGCCCAAGTCTTGGGCATGGAATCGAACTTTGCGTTGGTTTCGTCCGCCATAGCAAACATGGCGTTCTTCACCACTTCAGCCGTTACCTTGCCTTCCTGTGCAACCGTCTTGATGGAACCTTCCGCAATGCCCATATATTTTTCAATGGCTCTTGCGATACCCGGCGCACCGTCCAGAATAGAGTTCAGTTCTTCACCACGAAGCGCACCCGCCGCCATTGCCTGTGTAAGCTGGATCATGGCGTTGCTCTGTTCTTGGGCCGTAGCGCCGCCAATAACGAACTGCTTGTTCACCTGTTCCATGAAGGCAATGACCTGATCCATATTGCCACCGAAGGCGTTACCAGCGTTCAGGCCAAGTTTCGCAACGGCGGAAGCTGTGTCAAAATAAACGGATCGGGAACGCTGGGCGGAAGCCATGATCTTCTGTTCCAAGGCTTCAACGGAACCGCCATCATCCACAAGCAAATTCAATCGGGCCTTGGTGCTTGCCAATTCATCCGAAATATTCAGCGCCTTATTGATCCCGGCAATACCGCCAGCGGCAATGGCAACTTTCTTGATGATGGACAGAAGCCCGTTGGCGGAATTGCTACCCCCACGGATGGAATTGTTGAAATTCTGCTGTTCGTTGTTGGCGTTCCTGATATTTTCTTCAATGGTATCAAAGGCGGTTCCCGCTCTCGCCCATTCTTCACGGGCTTCCCGGATTGCCGCCGTGTCAACGGCTCTACCGGAAGCCTGTTGCATGGCTTCAAAGGTGTTCAGCACAACCCCCATTGCCTTGTGCATACTCTGAAGGGGGCTGGTAACACCATCATAAAGGGCAATAGCGGCCCGGATGTTTCCCACAGGGATCACCACCTTTCTTGGAGAATAGAAGCCGGGGCCTTAATGGTGGCGGCCCCGGCGCTGTTTTCGTTCAATTTCCTTCTGCTTCTTCTTTTCAGCTTCCACCCGAACATCAATGGCCGCAATGATGAAAGCCCGTTCACGGCGGGGCAAAGCATAAAAGGCGGAAGGTGTCAAATGAAGTTCGTGAAGGCAATAGTAAGCAATGTTCGCTTCACCATCACCTTCACAGATTAGTTTTTTGCTTCATCAACCTCATCCTGCATGGTGGTATCAAAACCACACACTTCCTGAATCTTGGTCAGGTATTCGGCATATTCGCCGGGGGTCAGCATGGTTTTCAGAAGGGCATCAGCGCCCATGACCTTGTAGCTGTCCTGAAGTTCCTTATCATTCAGATTGGGGAACACAGTACAAGCCACGGCCAGCTTGCCAAGGTAAAGATCATAGTCGGTTTCCTTCTGATACTGGTTCTTCTTGCCGGGAACCGGAACACGCTTGGCACAGGACTTCCGAAGGGCTTCATCCTCGGTGCCGGTGATGGTCTTGATCTCCCAAGGAATGGGGTTGCCATCCTCACCCAAGAAGCGTTTGGAAGCAACAAACTTGATGTTCTCAACGGGAACGGCGTTTTCAGCCAAAAAAGCGGACAGGCTCATTGTTTTTTCCTCCTATATTTTGATACGAAAAAAGGCCCCGGCCCCTACCGAAGTAAGGCCGGGGCGCTCTGCTTACTGCATACCGGCCAAAAGACTGAAGGTTTCGGGCATCTCGAAATCTTCAAAGGTGAAGTCCATATCTTCATCCAAGTATTCCGCATCAGCATCAAACTTGGCAAGCAAGCCGCCATCCATATTGCAATCCTTCAGGATCACGGTCTGACGGCCCACGGAAGAAGTGGGATCTTCATTTGTCACCTGAATGTCAAAATAGACATCCTCGCCGGTGTCCTTATAACGCTTCATCAGCTCACGGAAGATGGAAGTGTTATAGTGGAAGGTGGCGGAACCCGTACCATCCCAGCCGGTGGCCTTATTGCCCTTGCCGGTCTTGCCCAAAATGGGAACTTTCGTTTTGTTCTTCTCAAAGTTGGCTTTAAGGTTGATAGCCTGCATGAAGTTGTAACGGTTATCCCCGATGGTCACGAAACATTCAGCCAAGGAAGCGGAAACAGCATCCTTGGCGTTCATGATGGTTCTATCTGCCATGATGGTTGTACCTCCTTACTGAACATAGACGGTCATATAAAGCTGTTCCATAGCGTTCACGGGGGTCACATAATCAGTAACCACCACGGATTTCTTGGTATCGCCCTTTTCAACCGTCACATTTTCACCGCTGAAGTTCTCAATGGCCCGAATATCCTGAAGTTCCGTGTGGTGCTTCACAATATCGTTCCAAAGGGAAATCCGGCCAGCGGCATCATTGGGAACCTTGCCAAGATACTTCTTGCCGAACAGAACGGCAATATCATTGGCGATCTGATCCAAAACTCGGATCGTCTGGTTGCTGGAAAAGTCGCTGGACTTTTCATCCGTGATGGAAATGAAGCTGTTAATGTCAGTCAGGACACACACCGCTTCATCCACACGATGGAACATGAAGGAACCTTCCTTGATACCGTTTTCAAGCTGGGTCTGCGTGAAATCGGTATCAACATCATATTCACCATCATAGGTCATGTTGGTGGCGCTCTTATTGACCGCCGTTCCGCCGATCACGCCCGTAACCCAAGGGATCAGGGCGGTGGAAGTCTTGTCGGAAGTAAGGCCGTTCTTGACGCTCACAACGCCTTCATAATCGGCCAGCTTGCGGAAAAGAACCACCTGAAACTTCTTGCCCACATCATCACGCATCCGCTTTGCGAAGGCCGCAAACAGGGCGGTGATGGTGGCCTTGCTCTCGGTGCAACCCATAGCGTTGAAGGTGTACGCTTCCGCCTGATCAAGATAGGTCTGATAGTCGGAATCGGCCACGGTGCCATTGGTGCCGCCCGTCAGGGGCAAGGAAGCGGTCAAAGAAAGGGTTCCGCTGGACTTCCAATCCACATAGGCATTGGCCTTCAGATCGGTGATAGCGGCCACACCTTCCTGAAGATCAACCTGAACGGTTCCCAAGAAGGTTGCCACATCGAACAGCGGCTTCTGTTCTGTGGTGTTTTCATTCGCCGTGATAACGGTACGAAGATCATTACCACGGGTGCCGGGGTATTTGGCCGTTGCGTAGGTGTTAGCCGCCTTCACGCCGCTGGTGCCAAGACGGAAGAAATGAACGGTTTTGGCGTGAAGGAAGATTTCACGCATAGGCTTCAGTTCATCCGCCGTGTACGCATAGCCGAAAATTTTCTGACTGTTCTTGATAAAGTCAGCCTGTTCCACCGTGAAAATCTTGCCTTCAGGCCCCCAATTCATAGCAAGGGGGATGGTGACAATGCCACGGTCAGAAAGGGTGGCGCTTGCCTGCGCCACAGAAATGAAGTTGATATATGCACCGGGCAGAACCTTGTTCTGCACCAAGAAGGTGCCGCCGCCAAGGGCCATATTATTTCACCTTACCTTTCATAAAGTCATTGATCAGCCCATCAATCTGATCGAAGGTGTATTCCTTCCCATCTTCCAAAAGGACAGACAGAAGATCACGCCGGTCAGCGTAACGCCTGAAGGTCAACACCCGTTCTTTGGGGAATACCACCGGGGCCGTGATGGTCGGTTCCTGTGCGGTGGCGGCTTTCTTTCTGGTAGCCATTCAATCACCCTTTCTTTGGCTCCACAGTAGTTTCCAAGGTTTCCATTGCGGTTTCCTCGGTTTCTCTGCGAAGTGTCAAATTGTAGTTCACGAAGAAGTGAAGAACCCCGTCTTGCACTTCATAACTCATGGAAGTTCCGTGAAGCACATCCCCATTGGGAAGGGTGATGAACTCCAAACATTCCATCAAATCCCCGGCCATAGTGAACAATTCAGCGTTGTTTATCCCGCTGGTTGGGAAATAGTGAACATCCAGCGGGTTCCGGTTCATGAATCGGTTCTTCTGCAACGGGGAAATGTCAGGCTTCAGGACAGCAATGAAAAAACAGGGTTCCTTGAAGCCCTGTTCCACATCATTCTGATAGATTTTGTACCCGGCTCCAAAGGTGGCGTTCAGCTTCATGGAAACACCTTTGATGATTTCATTGATCAACTGAACACCCCCTTCAAAGCGTCATACAACATATCATTCAGAATGGACGGGGCCAAGGTTTTCACTTCCTGTTCGGAAATCGTCAGCATGAACCGCCCCTTCACCCAACTTGCCTTCAGGGTCTTTCCCAAGGCGGGAACATAGCGCCCCGGTGTTTGCCGGTGGCCGTATTCCACATAGGACGCATATTCCAAATTGTTGATGATGGTCACGGTGTACTGCTCCCCATGTTTTTCAATGGGAAGGATCGTCCAAGCGTCACGCAAGGAACCGCCACGATAACCGGGCCAATATTCTTCCTTGGCTTCATCCGTGGCATACGGCGGAACCACACCAACGGGGGTTCTTTTCTTCACCTTATTCAGAAGGATTTGGGCAATCTTCTTGGCGGCATCCCGGCAAAGCCGATCCATGTCAACTTCCGAAAGCTGTTGAAGGCGTTCATCCAGCTTCTTCAATTCCCGGTAATCACACCGGCCCCATCTTCCCATCAGGCCCACCCCCTGAAGGGTTCAAGCATGATTTCTTGATGGTTGGAGAAAACACCCGGTTCACCGGAACGGGAATAGGTGAAGGTTCGTTCCACATCGTTTGGCCGGGTGACAATGATCTTGCATCCTGCGGGAACCTTCACATCCGGGGAAAGGAACAGCTTCACCACCTGTTGGGCGGTTGCCACTTCATCCCCTTTGGTTGAAGTTAATGTTTCAAAAGACAGCTTGCACGGCTGATCCTGAAGAAGCGGCTTTTCTTCAGAATCCGTCAGGTGGGTGACAGGATCGGTGACTTCCTCACGGATGAAGATAGAACACCGATCCTTCCACAACCGTTCCAAGGCGGTTCGCACGGCCTTATTTACCATACCAACCGCCTATAACGGTAGATTTCACCAATGCGCCCGTTGATCAGATAATCAATCAGGCTGTTCAACCTCTGTTCAGGGGTTGAACTACCTTCACCAAGGGCAAAGGTAATGTTGGTGTCACCTTCCTGAATGGATTTCACCGCCGCATCCAAATCAAACCCTTCAAGCTGTCCAGAACACTTCTTCATGTTCAGGTATTCGCCCACGGCCATAGAAACGGCCAGACTTTCCAACCCCTCCGGGATTTCGGAAAGGTTGGAAAGGTTTTTGATCCGCCATTGAACATTGTTCAAGACAATATCCAACAGCGGATCATCAGCGGCCCCCGCCACGCCAAGGGCCGTTAGCATTGCAACCGCTTTATCACGCAACGGGGTTCACCGCCTTTAGCCACGGGAAAGAATCCGGGCAATGGGAATGGACTTGTGGTTGATGTAGGAACGCTGACTTGCGGTGCTTTCACCGGAATGAACCAGCGTCCAGTTGCCGCCGTTTTCCAGTTCAGCCGCCGTGGGGCTGGTGCTTGCCTGCGTTTTCTTCTCATAGGACAGGCCGAAGGGGGCGAAAACCTTACGCTGACGCATATACAGCAAATCCTCACCGCCGTTGGTCTTGGGGTCACGGGCCATTTCATAGGGAACCTTTACGCCGATGTCCTCATAAGAGAAGGCACCGTTGCCCATAGCGTAGGTGGTGTACTGAACACCAGCAACCACATAATCATTGGCCGCAAGGGTCTTGGAACCGAAGTAAGGCGTGACCTTGGACAGAAGGATTTCGCCATCAGCGGGGGTGCCAGAAGCGACGATCTTCAAAGCGCCGGTGGTGTTGGCATCGGCATCGAAATAGCCTTCAGAAACGGGCATCTGATCGGTGACGATCACCAGCTTGCCGTTCCAAGTACCCAATTCCAAATCACGCTGAATCCCATCCTTATCGGTGTACTTCAGGCGTTCGATCAGGTTCAGGTTTTCAAGGCCGGTGGAAACATCACTATGGCAGAAAACCAAAGTGAACTTCTTCTTGTTCGCACCGCAAGCCTTGTTTGCCGCCGTATTCAGGGTGGTGGCGGTCATAGCACCGGAAACGGTGGTGGTGTGCTTCTCCACAAATTCCTTGTTCTTGGCATCGGCGGTGGACATGGCGAAAATGCCCTTCAGGATGGAAAGAATGGTGGCTTCATCCAGTTCATCCTTGTACTGTGCAACCTGTTCGCTGATATTCGCCATGAAATCAACGCCACCGGTCACATCATAGGAAAAATCACGCTCTTTCCACGCCTTGGCACGGCCAACCACCACAACACCCTGTTCAAAGGTCTTGGTGGAAGTGGCGGTAATGTCGGTAGAACCGTCATAGTTCACCGCATCACCGTCAATCAGGCCACGCATGGCAAGACGGGCGTAGGCGGTGCCGTTCTGACCGCTGAACACTTCCTGAATGTCAGGGTTTGCGGCCAATGCACGGGATTTCTTGATTTCGTTCATGTTCAGGTTGGGAACACGGGCCACCATGTACTTGAACGCTTCAGCATTGAAACTCTTGGAATCAAACTTGTTGTTAGGCATAGTTCAAAACTTCCTTTCTAAAAATAAGATTTGTAGGGGTGTTGGTTAGTCCAACTTTGCATCCGGGTGGGCTTCCAAATACTGACACAGTTCATCATAGGTCATTTTGGAAGGATCATCACCGGCCGGGGGTGTATCACTCTTTTCACCGGGCTTGGCACCCTTGAACTTCTTATCAGGGGCCTTGGTGTCAAACAGAAAAGCCGTGTCCTGACCGTCCACCAGCTTCTTGATTTCGTCACCCAAACCCTTCACCGTGCCATCATCGGCCAGTTCAGCCTTGGCAAGAAAATCAGCCATCAGCGCCTTAACAGCGGTGTTGTTCTTGGCCTTGGCTCCGGTCAATGCCATATCAACAGCGTTGCCGATCTTCAGCGCCTTCATTTCAGCTTCATGGGCCTTCTTCTGGTTGGCGTTGTCGGTCTGAAGCTGGGTAATCTGATCCTGAAGCGCCTTGGTGTCGCCTGTGGACTTCTTCAGCGTTTCAAGTTGGGTGTCACGCTCTTTGATTGTGTTCTTTGCGTTGGTCAGTTCGGTGTTAACCTCATTGAAGCGGCTTTTGGTGACGAAGGAACCGTTCAGGCCCTCCATGACCTTATTGGCCTGTTCCTCGGTCAAGCCCCATTCCAGCAGATTTTCCTTTGTCATAGTGATAACCTCCAAATCCTTTTTTACCGTGGGTTAGGAACCACGATTTTATTTAGATTTCTGTTTACCGCCCACAAATCCAAAACGGCGATGGTATGAAAAAACCACCACCGGCCAAAGGCCGGGGTGGTCAAATCATCAGATATTAAATTGGGGTGTTCAAAACCGTTCCATCAGGATATACGGCCATCAAGGGAAGGCTTGCATCTTTCCCATACACAGCGCCTTCCGCTTTGCATCGGAACACATATCCGGTTCCATCCCTTCCACAACATTCCTGAATGATATAGCCGTATTCTTCACCGGTATCATCATCCTTTTCACGGAACTTCTGAAGGATTTCCCGTGCTTCCTGTTCGGTCATATCATTTCACCTCCACGGTAGCAGAAATAATGTTGGGGTCAGTTGTCAGCGCCTTATCATCCAACCGGAAATAGCCAAAACACCCTTTGGAACCTCTGGTGAAGTAATCGGAAGCGTCCATATTCCCGGTTTGGGGATCAAGGTAATGGACTACACCACCGGTTTTTTCCGCAATGAACACATGGGCGCTTCCGCCATAGGTTCTTTTCCATTTGATATAAATGGAAAAGCGGGAACCATCGGGGGCATTTGCCAACGCCTTTTTCACGGCGGCTTCCGTCTGGTTCAATGCGTAGGCTTGATAGGAATATTGATATGCCCCCGGCTGAATGAAACATTCAGAACCCCAAGAAATAATGTTATTGGTGGAAGGCTTGGGCTTTGCAACCACATCATATCCACGGCGGCGAAATTCATACGCCTGAACACAACGCTGACAGTTCACGCCATAGGCGCTTCCCCGTGAATAGTTGGGGTTCGCTCCCTTGACAGCATCTTGAATCGCCATCGAAGTTCCTTTCTTGGCTCCGGTGGCCTGTTCCACTATATCCAATATAGCCGTAGCGGTTGCGGCTGTCAAGCCAGCCTTAGAACCTCCGTTCACGAAGGTCTGAACCCAATCAGCATATTTCATGTTGGCGGGAACATAGTACACATCCCCATCGGCGTTCCGGGCGGCTCTTTCACCGGCATACTTGGGATCAATGGCCGGGGCCGTAGTTCCTCGACAGTTGGGGTGGAACGGCGGCACAGTCACGCCGGGTTCATATTGGGAAATAGGGATCACCTTACCATCAAGCCCACCACAAATGGAACAGGTATGGGAATCCAGCGTTTCAATGATTTCCACCATTTCAACATCCAAATCCTTGTAACATTCCTTGGTGGCAACTGCATTGAAATAGGTGGTTTCGGTGTTGACCAATCGCCCCGCCTTATACCGATGAACCCCGAACTGCTTCTGAATGGCCGTGGTGATCTTGGCCGGGGAATCACCCCGAAGAAGCCCTTGTGTCAGGCTCTTACTGACCGAACCCACCAAATCATTTTTGTTCAGCCAACAGCGATCCCGGAAGGTTCGCCCGTCCGTTGTCCAAGGCTTTGAAAGCAAGGTTTCAAGTTTTTTCTGATCCAGCCCGGTAATATCCCAACCAAGGCCCACGCCCTTCTGAACCTCAAAGGCTGTGTGGGTGTAACCATTGCCCACAACCTTCTTCAACAGGGCATCCAGACTATCAACCTGATTACCATATAGCAATTCAAGCTGTTGCTGAATACCTGTCTGAACAGCTTCAAGGCGGGAAATGTGGAACCGGGCGGACGCATTTTCCAGCTTCTTCAGCCATGCCGCATCCAACCCGGCCTGTTCACCGATCTTGATATACTGTTCAACGCTCCAATGAAATTCTTCAAGCTGTCCAGCGGTCAGCCATTTCCGGGCATCGGTCAGGCTGATTTGGTTGTTCACCGCAAAACGGGCATACCAGCTTTCAATTTCCTTCTGAACTGAACGCTGGGCATCCAAATACAGTTCTTCCATGTCCTGAATGGTTCGCTGGGCTTCTTGGTGGGCGCTGTCCTCCAAGATGGAAAACCGCCCACGCCAATAATCCGCATTTCTCATGGGCCGTTCCTCCAATCCTGAATTTATCGCCTACAATTCAAACAATATTGATAAGCGTCTATTTGGCCTTCAAGGAATCTGATTTTGTCATGCAATTCCTGATTTTCTTTGCACTTCAATTCAAATTCTTTGTTTCTCTTGTTCAAAACATCTTCTGCTTCATGCAGTTGCGATTCCAAACAACGAATCCTTGTTTTCAGTTCATAGTTTTCATCCATGATGGAACCTTCTTTCTGAAAAATGGTGCTGAAGGTGGGATTTGAACCCACACGCCTTGCGGCAACGGATTTTGAATCCGCCGTGTCTGCCTATTCCATCCACTTCAGCATATAGGCCCATAAATTCACGCCTTTTGGCATGGGCCTATGTTTTCAGGTGTTTCGGGAGGTTTTATAGCCTGAAACCTCTCCAAGCTAAAAAAAAAGAAGAATAGTGTTGCCCTTTCGGGCTGGTGACGCATACGGGAATCGAACCCGTGTTACCGCCGTGAAAGGGCGGTGTCTTGACCTCTTGACCAATGCGCCATGTGGTGCCGGGGAAGGGAATTTCACCCTTTGGCGGGTAGGAGTAATAGCACCCCGCCACACTCAAGGTCTGCCCCGGCATATATTGTGAAACGGCGGGGGTTATTCACCCTCGCCATCGTCACCTTTGTTCTGGTTGCCGGTCTGGAAGGCACCGGCGTATTCCTGTGCTTGTTCCATTGCTTTTTCCTTTTCCTTCTGCAACCGGGCCATTTCCGCTTCAACATCAGTAACCCACGGGTGCTGTTCCACAATGGTTTCATTGGAAAGAATACCAACGGACTTGGAACAGTTTTCAATGGATTCCGATTCATTGATCAGAATATCCCTGTTGAACACAATCGCCACATCATCCGTGAAATCTCCAACGCCGGTGTTGCTGAAGTGGTTGTTGATGAACCACAACAGTTCTTCAAAGGCCGCTTGGAACTCGGTTTCCATGCCGTTTGCGTCAAGGTCAATGTCAGAATACATGGATTGAATGTTCATCTGATTGGGATTCCCGGACAGGCGATCATCTTTGGCATCGTAGCCACGGGCATTTTCAATCAGGGCTTTCTTGAACACATCCAAAATGGCCTTGTAGTTCTCGGAACTGACTTCCACCGTCAGGGTGGTAACATTACCATCATCACGAACCTTCACGGCTCCGAAGGTGGCAAGGTTGCGGCGGAACTCACCAAGATTTTCACCATCGTAATTCTTCAGGATCAGGATGGTGTTCCGTGCGTCCTCTTGCATATTGTTTTCAAAGTCGGAAATCATGGTGTTGATTCCGTCCTGAAGGGTTTTCACACGGCGAATCAGGGGGATTTCCTGTTTGTTATACTTGAACGGAATCAGGGGAATCCGTTCCCAATTCAATTCGGTGGGTTCCTTGCCTTCTTCCTCAATGGTGAAGTAGCTTTCATGTTCCCCGGCTTCCACATCAGGCTTCAGTTCGCTTCCATCATAGATATACCGGTAAAGGCCATCGGTCTTGAACAGTTCAACCCGTTCAATGATTTTCTTGGTATATCCATCCCACACTTCCTGCGGGTAAAGACGGATAGCAGAATCAAGGATGGTGTGATCATCGTCAGCCCAAAACGGAAGAACTTCATAGGCCGGGAAATGTTTGAAGGCCAGATTGCCCTTTTTGTCATAGAACGGGAACAACCAGCCAAGGCCACCATTCAAGGCATCTTCACAAACATACTTCAGAAGCCGATGGAACCGCTTATTGAACACATTGTTCAAAGCGTCCGCATAGGCTTTGTTCTGACAGTTCACCGTGAAGGGCTTGCCCACAAGGTAGTTGGTTTTCTGATCCACCATCAGGGCATATTGGTTATCAATCAGGCGGTTGTTCGGAAGATTGTCCACTTCCTGAAGTTTGCCATCAGCACCAATGATTGTGCGCTTCCGGTTCAGAATGTCATGACGGCCTTCATAGTAGTCAGCGCCTTTGATCTGATCCATGCGCTTCAGGCTGTTCTTCCATTCACGGATTTCAGCGGCGTAAAACTGAAGTTCAGTCATGCCGTTTCGCCCACCCTGAAGGATCAGGCGGTTGATACGCTCCATAGCGTTATCCAGAAACATATTCAATCACCCTTTCCTTTCACCATCGGGGGGGGGCAAAACCCACCGGCCTGTTTCGGGTTTTCTCTAAAACCAAAGACTGATTGGGAAGTTCCACTTCAATCTTCAAGGTTTTATATGGAAGGCGTTCAGCCCATTGTTCAATCTTGTTCAGAATGTACTTCTGTTCAAACACGGGCTTTCACCGCCTTTCTTCATTGCTTAATAAACGCAAACACACGGAAACCGTGCGTTTTTCGTGTGTTTTGTTACTATCATGTTATTAGTCGAAGCTGAAGGCGGGGCCAACCAACATATCTTCCAGCCCGTAACGCATAGCGTCCATAAGGTGGTTGAAATCATCAATAGGAACATTGATCTTGGCCCCGAACTTATCTTCTGCCCATGTGTAGTTTGAAATCTCGGTGATGAAGTTCACGCATCGGGGATGAACAATGATGGTGTAACCCTGAATGTACTGGATTCCATTGTTCACGCTGTCCTTGCCCTTCCGGGCGGCTCTGATACGATGAAGGCCAGCATCCCGCAATTCATCAATGCTCTTGGGTTCTGCACAATCGGCCTTGATCCGTTCCTTGCCGTAACCCATGCCGGTGATCCGGTCACAGATTGCCCGGTTCGTCAGGGCCTTTTCATACAGTTCATCAAAAACCCAAATGGTTCTTTCCTTCTCACTCACCAGCCCACAGAACAGGGCCGTGGGATCGTTGGTATAACCGAAGTCAAGGCCGAAGGCGCTTTTCACATCAGGCTTCTTGGAAATAGCCAGATAATCAAAGGCTTCTTCCCGCCAATTATCGAAAATCAGGCCATCCACAATGCCCCAACCCCCAAGGCCAGCCACCTTGTAGCGGCGGGGGTTGTTTTCCTTCATGGTGTTGAACACCTTCAAATCCGCCGTGTCCAGCCATTCATTACACAGGTAATTGGTGGTTGTGGCGTAAATCTGCCCATCTGGGCTGATCCAGCTATCATGGAACTTGTATGTGGGGTTCCCTTGGGCATCCTTGCCGGTGACTTCACCGAAGAAGCGTTTTCTGATCCAATGCTTTTCATTCCACGGGTTGAATGTCAGCGTGATTTGCTTGAACAGGCCGGTTTCTTCCGGGATAGCACCACGAATGGATTCATCCAGCATATCAAAATCAGCTTCATTCATGATTTCGTATGCTTCTTCAATCCAGCACCAGCACAAAAACCCTATTTCAACCGTAATTGAAGTGACCTTCAGGGGATCATCAAGGCCTCGGAAGTAAATCTTCTGACCGGTGGGAAGGTAAGTCATTTCAAGGGGGCTTTCCTTGATTTCCCAATAGGCTGAAACCCCAAGGCGGTTGATTGCCCATTTCAGTTCGGTGAAACAGGAATCTTTCAAGGTTCTGAACACCTTACGAACCACAAGGGTATTGGCTTCCGGGTATTGCATCATCCGTTTGATGATGTTCAGGGCCGTTGTCTTGGATTTCTTGGAAGCACGGCTTCCCTTACATACCCGGTAACGGCCTTTGAAGTTCCAGAAGGTTCCGTAACCCTTGCCAACCACTTCAGGAAGGTGAACCCGCTTGGCCTGTGGGCTAATCTTCAAGTTGATCATCCCCCGTGATAATCACCGGAACGGCCCCTTCCACACCTACCTTGTCCGTGAACATACCATAACGCTTGCCGATCAGTTCAGCGGCCTTCAGCCTTTCTTTGGCTCCAACCTCTTTCTGCGTCAACTCTTGGCAACCGTCACCGCACAGGATCGGGATTTCTTCAGTATGTTCACCCCGCATTACCGAAGTCAGGTATTTCATGACTTCTTCAGCATCAGCGATCTTGGCCGAATGAAGTTTTTCAAGTTCGGTTTCGATGTACGCTTTCAAGTCAGGTTTTGCAAGGTTTTCAGAACCCGTCTGCTTTGCGGTCTTGGGCGAATACCCCGCCTTGATTGCCGCATCCGTAGCATTGCAGCTGATCAGGTATTCATCACAGAACTTCCGCTGTCTTGGTGTCACAGGTATTCACCCCTTTCATCAGGCATAGAAAAAGCGCCCCGGTTTCCCGTAGGCGCAATTTCTTATTTACTATTCTACCGATTCTTTACTCTGTTTGGAACCGGTGGCACTCTGGTTTTCTCGGTTGTTTAGAAAGTCGCTGTTTGCCTTGGCAAAAGCAAGTAAACCCTTTCCGTGAAGTTCAAAAACCCATTGCATAGAATAATTCAGTTCTTCAGAAATATCTTCCCATTTTTTCAACTGAATATAGCGCCCGATCAGAATATTTTGCTGATCAAGGTCAGGAATCCGGTTGATCATGGTGAACGCTTCCTGTTTCATGCTCACAAGTTCATCAATCCGGGCATTGATCTTGGCTTCAAGATCAATAATCTTGGTGATGGTTTCTTCAAGGGTATTCTTGGGGCCTGAAGTCTGAACCTTGTCCTGTTTCAGTTGGCTTCCGGTAGAAGTCAAGCTGGAACGCAAGGTTGCAATGGTGCTATCAAGCCGATGGATCAAACGATCCGTTTTCCTGATTTGGGCAAAGTATTCTTTAGCCTGTTGGGAAAGGTCTTTGTCATTCACTATGTAACACATCCTTTCTGCGGTGGTCTGTTCCGTTTTCATTGCATCTGTACCGTTAATAAATGCTGAAAAATCAAGTGGTTTCAGGACTTTGGAACGCATGGAACAGATAAAACGGGCAGTTCCTTATATACACATTTCTTATATATTTTTTTCTTAATAAGAAGAAAGTATATTTACATCTGTTCCATCTGTTCCGTTCCCTGAAAACAACTGAAAAAGCCTTGAAAATAAAGGGTTTTCGTGCGGAACAGATATAGAAAAAACATCTATTCCATACCTGTTCCACACGCTGTTCCAACCCCTATTGAAGAAAGACGGGAAGAACCGGAACCCCACAATCAGAATCCTTTTTATTGGCGAAATATCCTTCACCAGCGGGAAGGGGTTTATAGCCACCATCGGGGATTTTGACAATTCCAGAAACATCCATAGCCGTTCCACCACAACGGCACATGATACAAAATGGCGAAGGCTTGTGATTCTTACCAAATTCTTCAATGCCCTTTTCCAAGAACATCCACCATGACCGTCCGCATTTATCACAGCGGTATTTCATGGCCCCATGAACCAAAACTTCTTTTTTCATCGGTATTCCCTCCCGGTCTTACGGTCTTTGATTTCAATGCGGTTCAGAAGTTCAAACCCCGCCAAACGGGTGATGTACTTCAGGACGAAGATCAGGGTGTTCACCCGCTTCTGCTGTTCATCCTCGTCACGGATGATATTCTTTGTGCCGTGGTAGGCTGTCGGATCGTGATACCCTTCAGCATTTTCCCAAGGTTTAGGCATCGGTTTTCCCTCCTTCTTCTCTGTACCATTCTTCAATGTCACACCCAATGTCCTTCAGCTTTTTACGGGCCAACCACCCATCATCGGCTTGTTCCATCAGGTAATGTTCCCGTAGCTTCAAGGTTTCGGCATAGAACAGCTTCCACGCCAGCTTCAGGCGCTTTGGGCCAAAGCCAAATTGGGTGTGAAGCATCCACAGGATGGATGATTCTTTGTCCATGTCAAAGGCCCGATCATTTTCCACAATCTGTTTCTTGATTTCCTGATCCAAGGCCCGTTCTTCAGCTTTGTTGAACTGAACGGCGAAAATTTTACCACCGGACTTCTTAAACATCGGCATGGTATTCACTCCAAATATCATCGAAGCAAACCGGAATCAGGGCGTGAACCTTGTCCAACAGGATCAGGGCCACTTCCCGCATCTGCGGGTGTGCGGCGGGTGAACAGCGCAACTTCAGGAAATGCCGCCATTCACGAATGTTGGCCGTCATGACCACTTCCGTTTTCAGGCTGTTGGGAAGAACCGAACGGGCTTCTTGCGGTGTGCATCCTTCCGCCAGCATATCAAAATAGCGAATTTCCACCCCTTCACAGGCATCCCGCCAATAGTCATAGGCTCTGGAACCGGGTTCAAGGAAGCAAGGTTCAATCACCGTGATTTCCTCACCGAACTTGCCCTTGCCGTAATTACAATAGCGGGTGGATTCCTGACAGTAAGAAGCCATCCGGTGGCGGACGATCTCATGAGAAACCCCACGATCACAAATGAACTTCACCGTAAAGGAACAATGTTCCAGAACCGCTTCATGCCCACGCTTGATGATCCCGGCAACGAACTTTTCAGCGGAACCTTCCGTGATCTTATCCTCGGACTTGTAGCAGACACGGCCACATTGTTCCAGCCGCTTCAGAATGGTGGCCCCATCAATCGGGGTGATAAACTGCACATCAGGCTTGATAATTTTCATTGTTCTGCATCCTCCTTACAATCTGCCGGGTAAAACATATCATTGGTGCCATTCTGTCTGTGAACACATTCATCACAGGGAAATTCATCCCCGAAGCGGTCACGGTGTTTGCATCGGCGGCACGGCTCCGAAGCCGCCTTGATTTTGGGAATTTGGGGAACCGGGGCCTTCATTCGTGCTGGAATATCCTGAAGTTCCGGGTGCTTGATTTCCATGTAAAGGGCGAACAGGCAATTCCAGCAAGCCGCCCGAAGGTGGGGTTCATCGTCCATCCCCATCATGTACTTGGCAAGGTGACGGAAGGCCGAATCAATCAGGCTGTGAATGGGAATACCTTTTTCACAGTTCCGTTCACCATACTTCAAGGCCCCTTCTTCACAATGCTTGGAAACCTCCACCAAGGCTTCCCACGGAAGTAAATCCATGCGGCCTTTGCCGCTGTGCATATCACGAACAGCGCCGGTTCCAAACTCGGTGCGTTCACCGCTGTCTTTAATCATGCCAACCAGTCAACCTTTCTAAATTGTTTTTCAATCCGGCCACAATCTCACGGGCTTCCATTGTACCCGTATGCTTTGCAATGGCTTCATTCCGCCGATCCGTCAAGAAACCACGATCCAGCGGGTGGCACTTTTCCAAATCAGCATTACACCGGTTGATTTCTTGAACCAAGGCTTCAGCACGGGCCTTCAGCCGGTCTAAACATTCCTGAAGAATGGCCTTCTGGTATTGGGCGATTGTTTGAATGTTATTTTTCAATTCAGGATCATCCCGATATTCAATAGCTAAATTGACATCAAGGCCGTGTTCGGTGCAAAAGGTTTCTGCATCAAACAGACTATTGAACACTCGCCGCCCAACCTTGGCATAGGGAATGTTTTTGTTCTTGAACTTGGAATATTTGTGGGCCATTCAGCACCGTCCTTTCAGTTGAACCATTTGATCACTGGATCACCGGTGAAGCCCTTTTCCCACACATACCACGCATAGGCAATGGCACTTTCCGGTTTCCCGGTCATATCACCGTTTTTATAACAGGCCAGCCGGGAACGTGATATAAACTTTTCGGGGGGGGGGGTATGCCTGAAGAACTCACCCCGTTTTTGCCCCTCCAAGAACTGAACCTTCAGGAACATAGCCACTTTCCCACCGGGGCGGACGCTTTCAAGCGCCCTTTGAACAAATTCAAGCCCCATTGAATATGGCGGGTTTGTGATTATATCGCCTTCAAAATCGTCCAGCGTTTCCTTCAGAAAATCCAACGGTTCAGGATCACCGAAGCCCCGGTAAATCAGATCAGTTGAAATGACTTCATACCCGTGGGCCTGAAGCACCTTGGAAATGTGGCCTTCACCACAGGCCGGTTCCCAAATGACTGGGGAAAACTGTTCCAGTTCCAGAAGCATTTCCACGGCCTTTGGATCGGTGGCGTAGTAATCAAATGCTTCCCGTTCTTCAGGAACATGGTTGGAACTGCCCAATGTGGTGAACACCTTCTTGGAACCACTCATTCTGCGTCACCGCCTTTCACAAATACACGGGTTTTCCGGTTTCTGATCCACTTGGGAACCGTTGTGAAGCCACAGCGTTTTGTGATCTGCCGGGAAAACTCAATCTTGGAAAGGGCTTGGAAGTTGTTTGCAATGCAATATTCCTTATACCGGCGATACACGGAATCGGTGGCTTCATTTTCAATCCCGTCAACACCCACTTCATTGATGAACCCAATAATGGGGTTGTTGTTTTCCTCATATTCGTCCAACTGCCCCTGAACTCTGCTGGAAGTGGTGAACTGTGCGTTCCCAAGAACCCGCTTCAACCCCTGAAGGCCAAGCAAGGCCAGATATTCCATAGAACCCTGTTCACACAGTTCATCCTTGATAAACGGGCGGAAGTCAGCATCATTGGGGGTGAACTTGGCATCGAAGGGAACAATCACCAAACGCCGCTGAACGGCTCCGGTTTTGTCCTTGATACGGGGAATGTTGTTGGCGCTGAACAGGAACTTGGAATAATTGTTGAACTCAAATGGGTCTTGGCCTTTGCGCTCCACATTCACCCGATCACCCGTGACCAGCTTCTTGAACACGGAAGCATTGGCAATAAATTCATCACCAATATCATCACCGATGTTCGCCAGCTTGCCGAACAGTTCAGCGGTTTTGAACCTATCGCCCAATTCCTTCAGGTCAAGGGAAGCAATGTTCTGATCCCCAAGAAGGTTCTTCACCACATGAAGGAAGGTGGATTTGCCGTTGCTCTTATCGCCAATCAGGATGAAGGCTTTGCCAAGTTCATTGCGGCGGTACATACAATAGCCCACCATTTCTTCCAGCAAGGCCCGAACTTCAGGATCATCACAGGCCAGCCGGTTCAAGGTATGATCCAACAGATCATCATGGGCGGCGGGGTTGTACGGCCACGGAATTTTGTTTGTAATGACCACATCCGGGGTGAACTCTTTGAAAGAACCATCCCGGATATTGTAAAGGCCGTTGCTGAAAGCAATGATATTCGGGTTGGCGGCCTTGGTGTTTTCCTCAATCATGATTTCCAGATAGGACAGGACTTCCGAACGCCACGCCCGTTTCAGGTTGCTGATCAGCTTGATCATGGCCCCTTCAATCTCACCGGCACCGGAAACATAGATACCATCCTTGTAAATGTGAAGCTGGTTATTGATCTTCACAATATGGTTGTTGTTTTTCAGGTAGGTGGCGAACTTATCAAACAGGAAGGTTTTATCCCGGAAGAAGGATGTTTTCTTGAAGGCATCATCCCGAAGGATCACATCAAGTTCCTTGTCGGAAAGTGGCTTCTTCAGCACATAACGGTTAATCAGCCTGATACATTCACGGGCTTCTTCCTTGGTAAAATCGTCACTCTGAAGGGTCAGAATGTAGTTGAACAGGGTTTGGTTCCGCCCATCACCTTCCCCAAGATTCGGGAAATCATAGTTGCTTTTCACCGGGGTTAGCCACTTGGGAAGTTCCTGAATCTCCCCTTCAGGGAAGTCATACAGAATGGGCCGTTCCACGCCACCAGACTTCAAGATTTCATAGCTGTTATTGGCTCCAACCTTTCCATCCGTGGTGATACCCACGGCCAAGGTGCATTTCGTCCAGCTTTTTTTAACACCACAGTTCTTGAACAAGAAGTGTTTTCCCCGTGTGGTGGCGTACACTCTGCACTTCAGTTCTAAATCCTGAACAATTCTGAACAAAAGTTCAGATGTTTCCGCATCATCCACATCAATCAGGATGGTTTCTTCTCCAAGAATACCGGCGTATTCATCAAGGTCTTGGACTTCTGAACGGGTTTTCAGTTTTTCAACGCCTTTGAATTTTTCAAGGCATTGTTTATTTCTGGTAGGCACATAGCCCCTAAACAGTTCCATGCTTCACAACGCTCCCCCCCCCGAAAGGTTATATTGTTCATCGTTCCACCCCGAAATCTTTCAACCGATCCCAAGCAACATCAATGTAATATTGCTTGTCCAGTTCATCCGGGATAGGAAGGTTGGTCACATCATCATTGATGAAAAAACAATGATCCGGGGTGTTGCCGAACTTTTCAGGGTTCTTTTCCCGGCCCTTGACGATTTTCCCGGAAACCTTGAAGATTCCGCCCTTGCTCTGATCCTTGGAAGCGAACACCCGGAAGGTTTTATCCGTCTGAACCTCACCGCCGCTGAAGCGGGTGATTTTCTTAGAACGGCCTTTTTCATCCCTGATCTTAGCTTCCGTAACCACCGGGGAATAAAGGGCATATTTGTACTTGCTGGACACCTTCACAACCTTCTGAAAATCTCGAAGATTGGAACATTCCATGATGGTTGTTTCCGGGCTGATCCCATGAAGGAAATAGTTCACAATGGCCCGGTTGACAATGGGAAGGTCATAATCCAGATCAGACAGCTTTTTGACATAGGCACCCTTGCACTTCCAGCGGGGTTTCCCTTTTTCATCACGAAGCGGCCCGGAAGGAATAATGATGTAATTGTTCACATCTTTCTGATACACCTTTTGAAATTCATCAAATTCAAGGCGCATCCCGGTTCTTTGCTCCCACTCCCAACACAGATCGTCCAGCATTTCAAAATCTTCATACCGGCGAAGTTTGACCAAAATACCATCCGTGTTGCTCTGGATGATTTCACAATGATCTTCCAGCCGTTCAATCAAATCCAGAAGAAGAAGCTGACCGCCCACACAAACATTGTTGGCTTGCCGGGGGTCATACATGGCGTTGTGCTTATCTTTCATAGCGCCATAGGTGCTGTTCAGAACGATTTTATAAGGCTGTTGCATGGGGTTCTTCTCTGCCTTCAGCTTCAGGCGGGTGTGGTAGATTTCCGCATACTTGGAAGGATCGTGAACATTGCGGGAAAGCCACTTATAAACCAGCATCAAAGATGGGTAATAGGAAGCCACATCCACATTGACGAACCAGCCTTCCCCGTGATATTTGGGAATTGCCCCATGAAGGCCACCCCAAGCGAACACATGGGGAACCCCGGCCACATCCAGTTCAAGGGTTTTGGAATAGTCACGGTTCAGGGGGTTTTTGTACCAGTTCAGAACTTCCGTGTATTTTTCGATCCGCAAGCTGGACGGGAACTCAATTTCAAATTCATCATTGTGTTCCCGCTGAACTGCTCCAAGGATTTTGGCGGAAAGCTGGGCCTTGGTGCGGCCAATGTCGGAAATAGGAAGATGGAACGCCTTCACAAGTGACATTTGGGCATCAAATTCATCTTCCTTCCGCCTTAACCACACTTCCACCGTCTGTTCCACATCATGGCGGCAATACTTGACCGTTTCGGCCAATTCTGCTTCAGTCAAAGGCCGGTCAATGTCGAAGGGAACAGAAGTTTCTTTGATGGAATGGCCCATGAACGCTTCCAGCGCCTTCAGGCTGATTGGCGGGTTCGGCATCACATCATAATTGATCAGCGGGTATTCCCTGAACAGGCTTGAATATCTGTAACCGGGTTTGTTCTCTGCAATGATCCAATCATTCACAGGCTTTGGATCAAACCCACACAGAATGGCCTTTAGGATGTACTGATCATAGTTCCGGGAATTGTAACCGGCCCAAATCACGCCCTTGTGTTCCTCATAGAAACGCTTCAGCTTGTCGGGATCATTGATAATCACGGTTTCTTTCCGGGCGTTCAGGTCGATCAGGACAACCAACCAGTCATACCGGAAAACCTCAAAATCATAGAAGATCATCAACTCACATCCTTTCAGCTTTTGTGAAATCGGTCAGCGTTGCCGCCTTATCAGCCCCGCCACGGGAAGGCTTTCACTTGGGGCCATTGTGGGGCCGAAGCCCCACAGGTTGTGCTTGAAAGTTAAGGTTCAAAACCGCATCAAGCACTATTTGTGCTCGATTTGATTATAAAAAATCTGCGGTCAGTTTTCAACCTCAAAAACCTCCTCAACAGTGATGGAATTGAAGCGGGAATCATCATAGTCCACCGCATATTCCAAGGCTCCATCAATAGCTTCCGCCACATCAAGAACAAGCTGGGCAAACTGCTTGTAGCTGGTGAAGCTGACAGGAACACCGGAATCCAGCTTTTCAAGGAAGCCCATAGCGGAAGCGATCATGTTCTTGTCATTCTTGGTGCCGTAAAGGACACGGTTCATGAAAAGGCGCTGGTTCTTGAACTCACCGGACAGGATTTTGAAGGACACGGCCAGCATGGGGCGGTTGGGATCGGCCTTGGTGCCTTTGATCTCCATGCTTTCCAGCTTCACTTCATACTTGCCAGCGGGGATGGTGGGGAAATCACCGCCGCCGTTCTTCTTGGCATCCTCCACATCAGCCTGAAGGCCCTTCAGATCAACAGAACGATCAATCTTGTCAAAATCAATAGCCATAGTTTTTTACCTCCAAAAATGTTGTTTTTATATTTGGTTGGAAAGAATTTTTCCAATTTCCCTGACTGCATGGGCGATCTTCTCACGGTTTATCCGTTTTTCTTGAAGAACACCCGTGATAACTGCGGCTTCCGTCTGAATGTCCTGAAAGGCTCTGTGATTGCTTTCAAGGTCAGCTTCATAGGAAGCAAGGTCTGTGTTCTCACCGGCCTTGGCCGATCTGACTTCTTCATCAGCCTTTTCAGCGTATTCCCGGAAATACTTGGCCGCTTCATAGCCCATGTGCTTTTCAACCAGATATTCAAAATCACGGGCCTTGAAGATGGTTTCAGGCTTCCCGGCAATCATCAGCACATCAGCCATTATTCTTCACGCTTCTTCCGGGTACGGCGGGGCGGGTTAGCATCCGTCTTAGGTGCGGGTTCCTCTGCCTGTGCCTTGGGGCGATCCCACAGGGGGCAACCATCGGGGCCGCCTTCCTTGTGGCAACGGTGGCCAGCGTCAATGGACGGACAAAGGGGGATTTCCGGGTTCTGATCGTGCTGTCTGAAAATGCGTTCACCGTCCGGGCATTTGGGAAGATCGTTCCAAGGCGGGGTGTCACCGGTGGCCGGTTCAGCAACAGGAACAGAATCATCCTTTTCACCGCCGCCCGGTGTCCAAGTTCCATCAGGATCACCACAAGCCGCCTTTGCCGCATCTTCAGCCGGATCATAGTTATCAGCCGGGGGCGGGGTTGCAGTCTTGGCCTTTCTGCCCCTTCTGCTGGGCGCTGTGGTGGGCGTGTCGGTGGTTTCAGGTGCGGGGGTAGCCGGGCTATTGCCGCCACGCTTCACGGCTCCTGCGGCCTTCTGGTTGGCTTCCTCGTAGACTTCACAGAAAGCATCATAGGTCAGCGGGATTTCCTTATCACGGACAGTCAAACGGCCACCGCCGAAGATCACTTCAGAAGTCTTGAAAGACAGCACCCGTTCATCATCGTCCGCCACGATACGGGCCACCAGATCAACCATACCGGCCACCTTGTTTGCCACCTTATCCTGAAGGTTCGGCTTGATGGAACTGATCTTATCGCCGCCCTTGCGGGTCAGGTCACGGCTTCTGTCCTCATGGCTGATCAGGATGATGTTTTCATAGTCCAGATTCACAAGCCGCTTCAGGGTGTTCAGGAACTCGCTTCTGACCATATCCCACGCACGGAAGGAATCATCAGATTCATGCTTCCAGCCCTGACGGTCACAGATGTAAACCCGGCACGATTCATAAACATCTTCCAGAAGGTCAACCACGATGGTTCGGAAATCGTTCTGTTTCTTTTCCAGTTCGGCCACGGCATCCATGAACACTTCATAGGCCAACTTGCGCTTGGTGATACGGCCTTCCACCGTAACGGTGTCACGAATGGCGATATAGGGGGCATCCACAAACTTGATGTTGCCATCCGTGTTCAACATCAGGGGATCGGGGAACTGATTGGCAAAGAAGGTTTTGCCGCTGAAGGGTGCGCCGTAAAGCCACACAACCTTCTTCTTGGTGGCGTTCAGATCACGGCGTTCATTCTTGGGAAGTAACATATAATCCCATCCTTTCTGACAATATTCTTCATACTCACACCATCCGCAAAAATGGTTTGGGTTCTTGGGAAAGTCTGTGGCTTCAACCATGTGCTTCACATCGGTCAGGAAGTCCACAATCTTCATGGGGTTGTACTGAACCGGCATCAGCGTTGGTTCAGCATCTTTCAAGGCCGCTTGCAAGCGGTCACGGAATTGGGAAAGGGTTTCGGTGCTTTTCTGCCTGATCTTAGGCTTGGGAACAATCAGGAAATACATATTCCTGATCCGGTGGCCGGGATGGGTCAGTTCATACCAATACTTGTATTCGTGAAGCTGACCGGAAACGGCGTAGTTCTTGGCGTTGTTGGAATACTTGAAATCGTACAGATCAAACGCTTCAAATTCATTCAAATCTTCACCAGTGATCAGGCCATCCAGCTTCAGGCCCTTCCCCACGGGAACCAGATAATCCATAAAGCCTATGAAATCAGCGTTCCCGATTGGAAGTTCAAAGGTTCCGCCCGGTGGCAACACGGCCTTTGCCTTGGGGATCATGGCTTCCAACTTCATCATTTCATGAATGTGATCATCCGTCAGAACCGGGAAGCTGTTCTTGTAGAAGTCAAGGGCTTGTTCAACCCCTTCTTCAATGCCGGTGTGAAGGGCGGTGCCAAGGATCAGGGCGTTGTCTGCGTCCGTGTTTGGGATCGTATCTATCCCTTCCACATATCGCAAGCGGTATTTGTATGGGCATCTATCAAAGACTTCAACCCGGCTGTGGGAAACTCGCATTGTTTCACCCCTTTCACAATAGTCTTGAAGGCTTCAAAGCCTTCCGGGTAAAGGATGAACCCGAACCCCTGTGAACCGTTGATTTGGGCCAAGTTACGCTTCTGAAGCACAGATGGGGTTCCATCGGTGGCCTTCAGCTCTACTTCAAGGGCAATGCCCTTCACGGTGATCCGCATATCGGGAAGGCCGCTTTTCACATACCGGCTTCCACCCCAACGCTTTTCATAGAAGCCACAAGGCGGAACGGTCATTTTATCTTCAGGGTGGCCCAATGGGTAAATGCCTTCAGATTCCAACCAGTCCTTCAGGCGGTTTTCAAAGTTCTTTTCACCGGCCATCGGAATCACTCCCAAGGTACGGTTGAATACTTTGCATCCGCTTTTTACAGCGTTTGCAAATGTAGTGGTAAATGGTGGTTTCATCTCCCCGCCCGGTTCCGCCGCTGAAATGATAGCCGTTGCTGATCCAATCATGCTGTTCACAGGGGCAAAGGATTTCTTCAAGTTCTTTGATCCGTGCGGTATGGGCCAGCAATTCAAGTTTTCTTTTACCGAACATCGGCTTCACCTTCTTCCTGTTTGGGAACATAGTCCTTTGCGGCTTTTCCCGGTTCACAATGCCAATGGCGGAAACAGCAATGGGGAATGGTGCCAATGACGGAACAATAACCGGGTTCATCGTGAACACAGGTAGCGCAAATATCAATCTGCTTTTCCATCGGCTCACCCCTCCAACATCTGAATCAGGCTGTGAATACCTCTGACTTGGGTGAAACCCTGAATCTTCCCCGTTCCAGCGTAGAATTGAAACAGTTTATCATCAGACTTCCGCCAACAATGGAAGTGGCCTGTTTGCTCATTTTTCAGTTGGTATTCAATGCCGTGGGCTTCAAACTGCTGAATGGCATAGGCGATCCGGTCGGGGTTCTTTGCAACCCGTTCTGAATGAACCTGTTTGGCATGATTTTTCAGGGCATCCCACACTTCATCCCTTGCCATCGGCCCCACCATCCATTTCATAATGTTCAAAAGTTGCCACACTTGCCATAGCCGAAAACAGATCGGAATAATACTGAACAGCGGAATCACGGTCAATATTGTGTTTATCAGCCGCCGCAATCAGTTCATGAATGGTGCCACCAACAATGCGGGTCATTTCACTTGCCCAAGCGTCAGCTTCTTTCGGGGTCAAACCTTCCATTACTGCCCACCGCCTTTCAGGGTGATCTTCACATAACCGGCCTTGGCGGTGGTCTTGGAACACTCGGAAGCAATGTCCGGGTATTTCTTCTTCAGCTTGGTGGAATCAATGCTGGTGGCATTGGTGGGCTTCACAAGGGTAAGGTTCAGAACATCGGATTCAAACTTATCCACGCCGAACTTCACCATTGCTTCATACAGCTTGGCCTTCATTTCCTTTTCCTGATCCTCAATGGCCTTCTTGTGGGCGGTCAGGGAAGCAATGGCGTTCAAGGTGGCAAGCTGGGTGTTCTTGAACTCCTGAAGGGCCGTTTCTTCATCGAAAGTGGCTTCTCCACAGGCGTTCGGGTTTTCCTGACAGGAATCAGGGCAAGTGTGGAACTCCGGGCATTTGTGGCAACACCCATCAAATTTTCCACGGGGGCAAGCGTTTTCACATTTGATCATTTTTCTGGTTCTCCTTTCAGATAAACATTCAACTGCTTCAGGCCGAAGGCGGAAGCGGCTTCATGGTTGTCAAAATAAATGTCGATCTGGTTTTCACCGTATTTGTCAATCACCCATTGGGCGGGGCGATCCTGAACGATGTATTCACCCAAGCCTTCCACTTCCACCACGGTTCCCAAGGGAAGCGGGGAAGCACAGGAAACACCGGCTTTCAGTTCCACACCAGCGGCACCATACACAATGCCGTTGGGCCGGTTCTTGGCCCATTCACCGCAACACTTTTCACAGGAACAATAGGCGGTAATTCTGAAACTGCCCAACAGCACCGGTTCAGGTTCGGCGGGTTCTTCCACCAGCGGAGTTTCCACCGGCTCCAAGATCACATCCGGGGTCACGGCGGTAAGCTGATCCGGTTCAATGGGGGCATCCGGGGCCTTGCTGTTGACAGCAGAACAGCGCCCAAATATAAACCCCATTGCAAGGCCCATCAGAAGGGCCACAAGGAACATCCGCCTGAACCGCTGGTTAAGGGCTTTGCGGCGCTGTTGCCGCTTGCTCATACTTTCTGAATAGTTCATCGGTATAGTCCTTTCTCATTTCCAAAGTGGAAAGAATATCTTCTTCAACCGTTCCCGGACAGATCATCAGGTAATAGAAACAGGGCCGTTCTTGCCCAAGGCGGTGAATACGCTTTTGGGATTGCTCCCACAATTCCGAACCTTGGGGAAGGCTGAAGTAAATGATTTTGTTGGCAAGCTGGAAATTGCCGCCCATTGCACCGGCTTGATACTGAATGAAGGTAATGCTGTTGTGCTGGTAGCGGTAAGCATCCAAGTTCTTTTCTTCACCGGAAAGAACAGACACAGGCCGGTTCAGGCCCTTGGCAATCCCCTTCAGGCGTTCCATTTCTTCCGTGAAGTTATAGAACACAATCAAGCGATCTTCCGTGCTGTTCACCAAATCCCGGAAGGCTTCATAACGGGCCGGGTTATATAGGCCGCAAAGCTGACGGGCGTAAAGGCGGCGGGTCAAACTGGTATCACCGATCAATTCCCGTTCACAATGGGCATTGGAACCGTAGAAATCCGCATCCAGTTCAAATTCACCAAGATTGGCGCTGTCAATCGCAATATAGCGATCATTCCAGAACTTCCAATAAAGGGGTGAAGGGCGGGTTTTGACCTTGATCCAGTTCCGTTTTGGAAGGCTGATCCCGGCCTGTTCGGTAGTCATGAAAACGGCCCCATGTTCGGCCAATTTCATCTTCAGCCGGTCAACATTCTTATAGCCGGTAATCTGCTTCCGCCAAAAGCCATCGGTTTCCACCCATTCCGTTTGAATGTACTGCTTCCAGAACAGTTCCTTTGAAATCTTCCACCCCAACAGTTGGCATTGGCTCCACAGGTTTTCATACTTGCCGCCCGTGGGGGTGCCTGACAGAAGGATCACATTATCCGGTTTCAGCCCAAGAATGAACTTTGACCGTTTGGCGTTCTCGTTCTGGATCAGGGAACTTTCATCCAACATCAGCGTGAAGCCGGTCAGGGTTTTCAGCACATTCCGCCTGAAGGTCAGTTCGTAGTTGATCACGCCACAAATCCGATCCGGGTTATCAACTTCCATTGCGGCCTTCATGAACCAATCAAATTCATTTTTCTTGGTCATGTCATAAATCATCCAACAATGGTTCATGGCGTAATTTTCCGTCATGTGTTCAATCCAGTCTTGAACCTTTGAACATTGACACACCAGAAGATTTACACGGCTGTTCAACTTCAGGGCTTTTTCGGAACCAACAAAGGTTTTCCCAAGGCCCATGTCAAGGTAATAGGCCACCCGGTTTTTTCCCTCGGTTTCATCAAGGGCCTGTTGTTGGTGCTGGAACAGGTTAATCATTGATCTGAAGGGAAGCACCCAAAACCTTTTTGGCGTGGGTGGTGGAACCGAACAGTTTCTTGACCACAGCGGCACAGAAACCGGAATAGTAGTCATAGGAATCCGCTTCCCCACAGGAAACAATGGTTTTGGTGTTGTCGGCCCACAGAATGATTGTCTTGGGGCCGCTATAAATGACCTTTTTGATCTGCGGAAGGCCGGTCTGACGAGAACGGCGGATGTGATTTGCAACGCCAAAGGTGGCGTTAAGATCGGCCTTGATATATTCCATCATGACATCAGGCAGACTACCCGCCGCAACCACCTTGGATTCAGATAACCAAAACAGGCCCTTGGAACTTGCGTCATTCGTCTGCTGAAAAAGTTCCACGCCAACCTTCTTGTTCTGCGAAAAGTAATTCTTCACCTTGCCGATGTAGCCGGTGAACTTGCCGCTGTATTCCGCATCGGGCAAGATTTTAACGATCATTCCGATCTGAAGCATATAAACCATCCTTTCATCGGTGAAGCCATTCACGGCGGATGTACTGAATCGCCGTTTCAAAGCCTTCAAACATTTCAGCGGGGCAACCCGGGCTATGCTGGGCGCTCCGCAACTGCTTAATTGCCTTCTTCAGTTCGCCACGGGTGGCGATAGGCGTGTAGGGGGGGGAATCGGGCGCAACCACATAGATAATGGCGAAGAAGCAAATCATATCAATGTTGGTGGCGTTCCTAATCAAATCCAACAGTTCATCACGGGTGTTATCCATCGGTGTTCCCCTTTCAGGCCGTAAGGCCGAAGAAAGAATTGAACTGATCAGCACCCACATAATCACGGAACTTGGTGGGGTTGATGTAGTAATTCCAGCAAGCGCCGGTTCCGGGAACAGCGTTCCCGAAGGGAAGAAGGCCACGCTGAAGGCCGATTCTGACGAACTGATCAGATTTACCCATGCACCGGGCGGCTTCCTTCACGCTGATCTTCTTGATGGGCGGTTCAGCAACCGGGGCGGCTCCATAGCCCATCAGGTAATCAAAGGAAACGCCGGTGGCATCGGCAAGGGCCTTGATACGGTCAGGGCCGGGGGTGTTCTTCCCGGAAAGATATTGGCTGATAGCGGCCTTGGAAGCCCCGGCCTGTTCAGACAGGGCGGATTGGCTCATGTTGGCCTGTTCCATAGCGTTCTTCAAACGCTCTGCAAAGGTGGTCATTGTGCGTACTCCTTTCATTTTTTAAGATTTCCGTGTGTAAACACGGCGGACAGTAAGAAATAACATCCCGGCCAATGTCGGACAGCTTTTCGGGATAGGTCAGGGGGAACATTTTCCCGCACTTCTTACACCGAACTTGGCGGGTGATCATCATTGGCTTACCACCTTGAAATGACCGGGTTCCTTCATCGGTTCCACATCCACGCTGGAAACCAAGGCCCACCAATCGGCTTCCGGGTAAAGGTTTCGGTCACTTCTCAAAATCGTTCGATCTCCGAAGTGAACCGCCTTCCAATCCTTGGCATCAATCAACTTCATTGGTTATCACTCCTGTTCTTCAAAGGCCACTTCACATTCTCCACAGAGAACATGAACTTCCTTGGTGGCCCGGATGATGGTTCCGCAACAGGGGCAAACATACTTGCGGGAACTTGATCCCCCCCCTTCCGGGAACCCTTCAGCGGATTGGTACGGGGTCGAACCAAACAGAACCCGGATTTGCCAAGGGATTTCACGAAGGCTTCAGCTTGCGGGTTCAGGGTGGTTTTGTGCCATCCGTACTTTTCGCCTTTCTCCACGGTCAGGCCGTGGGCTTCAGCGGTTTCTTTGAACTTCCGGTTGTGGTAGGAACCAGAACGGGAAGTGTCCTGAACATTGTCCTGAAGGTTCTGAAGGTGAACCATTTCGTGAAGCAAGGTTCCACAGGTTTCTTCAAAGGGGCGGTTCAGGTATTCGGCACACAGGTTGATTTCGTAATAACCGCCTTCCTTGGTGCCATCTTGCCAAGCCTTCCAAGCGGTACACCAGCCGTAGGCCCCACGGGTATGATCCGGGGAAACGGTGATCACAGGCTTTTCCAACTTCCCTTCAAAGAAGGCTTTGTTGAACTTTGAAAACAAGGTTTCAAGTTCATCAATGACCGGTTTCAAACTGACTTCATTCATGGTGCTTACTCCTATTGAACACTATATGTGCTCGATTTAGTTAAAAAAAAGTTCCTGAACCGAAACGCCAAAGAAATTGGAAATGCGAACCTTCACTTCATCACGGGGAACCCGTTCATCACGCTCATACATGGCATAAGAAGATTTGGTGATCCCAAGTTCCTTGGAAATTTCGTCTTGGGTTCTGCTTCCACGCAGTTTCCGAAGTTTCTTGCCAACACTCATATTTGCACATCCTTTCTTCAGAATTAGAACAGCCAAAGCCCCAACAAGCAATTTCCGGGCGGTCATATCTTTTACATGGGGATTGATACCCAATACCCGAACCCATAAACCGGGGGCGCTCATGTTGTCGCTGTTGCCCTGCCATCATCAGCACCGGTGGGGCGGTTCCGGTGGACGGGCCATCAGGCCCGTTTCGGCTTATTCAGCATCCATGTATTTTGCGGAAACCTTAATCATTGATTCTGCAACCGCTTTATCGGTTACACCCCGATAAGTTTTATTGAACAGTATATACACAAGACTAAAGGTTATATCATCAGAAGAATCATAGGCAACTTCAAGAGTAGCTTCCGGGCAATCTTCCATAGTCTTTTCGTGGGGAAGGGTAAAAGCGTGGGGCACACCATAGGTAGTAAGCATTTCATCCAGTTTTTCAAGCAAGGTATCATCCATATCAGGGTGTCCTTCACGATCCTTAATGGTGACATAGGTATCAAAAACATGAACCTTCATTTTCAAATCCTCCCAATCAGTTCGTGCACCTTTTGTGCTCGTCTGATTATCATTATACACGATATGTGCTCAAAGTCAAGCGCAACCGAACACAAAATGTGCACAAAGAAATGTGTTACTAATTGTGCACATCGACGGATTGACTTTGTGCACATAATGTGTATAATAAATTATAGAAAGACTTCTGAAAGGGGTGTACTTATGCCGAAGTTTTCTGATCGGTTCAAGCAATTACGAACCGAACGCCGCCTATCTCAACAGAACTTGGCGGATCAGCTTGGTTTTTCTAAAAGTAGTGTAAATATGTATGAACGGGGCGAACGGGAACCGGGCCTTGAATCTATGGAAACCATTGCTGACTATTTCAATGTTGATTTGGATTACCTTATGGGAAGATCAGACATTCCGAACCGGAATGATTGGTTGAAAAGTATCAATAAATCTGTGGTAGTTGAACCTTCACAGCCACAAACGAAGTTTGATAACATCATCCCAATTTCTACAAAGCGTTTCCCCCTACTCGGTGACATTGCGTGTGGAAAACCCATCATGGCAAACGAAGAAAAAGAACTGTATGTAGAAGCCGGGGCCAACATTTCTGCTGATTTCTGTTTACGGGCCAAGGGTGATTCCATGATCGGGGCCAGAATCTATGATGGGGATATTGTTTTCATCAAGAAACAAGAAATGGTGGACAATGGTGAAATTGCCGCTGTTATCATCGAAGATGAAGCAACCCTGAAGCGGGTGAATTATTTCCCTGAAAAGAACCTTCTGATCCTGAAGGCTGAAAACTCCAAGTATGAAGATTTGGTTTATACGGGTGAACAGTTGGATCATATCATCATTCTTGGTAAGGCCGTGGCCTTCCAAAGTGATATTAGATAGAAGGTGGCTGGGTGAAGAAGTTTTTGAAAGGCTTTGGGATCTTCTTTTTCAGTTTCGGGTTTATCGTCTACACAATCATGTTTTTTACGGAAGCGCCAGAACTCCGCCCCGTGTTCATCATAATGGATGTCATTATGGGGTTCTTCCTGTTCCTGCTTCTGCGAAAAAGAAAGCCAAGACAGAAGGTCCCACCCAAAACAGAACCCACCGTTCAGGTTCATTCCAATCTGAACCCGGAACGGGCTATTAAATCCATGCCGGGGGCCTACACCGTAGCAGAAGCCAAAAATCATGTGCGGATTGTTCAAGATTGTTTGAACATCTTTGAAAAGACGAAGAACCTTGAAACATTCTTTTCCCGCTATGAATATGGTATGCAAATAGCCCTGACGGTGGATCAAGCGGCCAAGGCCGGGATCATCCCTTACACATCTGATCTTCCAGCTTCTTTCTTCAAGGCGGCTGATAGTCAGAAAGAACGGGTTTTGTTAGATTCCTATTCTGATCAGAAAGCCAAGATTGATGAACTGAAAACCGCAAAGGCCAAAGCCACCCATTGGAACCGGTATCTGAACACCCTGAAAGAATACGAAGATCAATATTCCATGAACCCTGATTCTGAATATCCTGAAGTTCTGGAACAGGTCAAAGGTGAACTTGCCAAACTCGATCTGTCCACATCCGTTCCGCCGTCCAATCCCTGAAAACACAGGAAAATCAAGGCTTTGGAACAGGTGGAACAGATAAAGCGCCGGTTCTCTATATACTCTTCTTCTTTTATATATTTTTTTATCTACTCTTTGAAGTAATATAATATCCGTTCCAAGTGTTCCATTCTCTCAAAGCCACACCCCGCAAGGATTTTAAGCGGAACGGATATGGAACAAATGCAAAAAAAAATGACCGCCCCCGGTCTTGCACACCGGAAGCGGTCAGGCGAAACAAACCCTTTTGAAGTTAATGTTTCAAAGCCCTTTGAACATTATATCACATGGGGTTTAGCTTTGCCATACCCAATTTTGAAAGTTCAGGTGATATAATGCGAAATCCAAACGGGTATGGAACAGTTGCAAAGCTATCAGGCCAACGCCGCCGCCCATACATTGTGAAGAAAACCATAGGTTGGAATGACAAAGGCCATCCCATCTATGACATTATCGGCTATGCTGAAACCCGTGAAGCCGGGAACATCATGCTTGCTGAATACAACCGTGATCCTTGGGATGTTGACCGGGCCAAGATCACCCTTCAACAGCTTTTTGACCTCTGGAAAGAAAAGAAGGCCCCGAAGCTGGGGGAATCCAACCGTTCTTCCCTCTGTTCAGCGTTCAAGCATTGTTCAGCGTATGTGAACAAGCCTTATAAACAACTGCGATCCTACCAAATGCAAGAAACCATTGATGGTTGTGGGAAAGGGTATAGCACCCAAGCAGCCATCAAGAACTTGTGGGGCCACCTTGACCGGTTCGCCCTTGAAATGGATATAATAAACCGGTGCTTCTCCGAACTTCTGACTTCTGATCCAATACCGCCCACCAGCCGCCTTCCGTTCACCAACGATGAAATCAAAACGGTGTGGGAACATCAGTCTGATCCTTGGGTTGATACTGTTTTGATCTTGCTATATTCCGGGTGGCGTATCTCTGAATTTTTGAACCTGAAACCTGAAGATATAGACTTGAAGGAAGGCACGATGAAGGGCGGCACCAAAACGAAAGCCGGTAAGAACCGCATTGTTCCCATCCATCCAAAGATCAGGCCATTGATTGAACGGCGGCTTGCCGAAGGTGGCCCCCGGCTGATCAGCTACAATGGGAAGATTTGCAATCAAACTCAATACCGGATATTTTGGGCGGATATTATGAAGGCCCTGAAGCTGAATCATACCCCGCACGAATGCCGCCACACCTTTGAAACCAAATTGGATAGCGCCGGGGCCAACCGGAAATGTATTGATTTGCTCATGGGCCATGTGTCCAAGGACACGGGAAACCGGGTCTATAATCACAAGACTTTGGACGAACTGAAAGCCACCGTGGAACTGATTCCATAGGGTTCAAACCTGTGAACATTTTAGGCCGCTGAACGCTGAACTATGCACACATTAGTAACAAGAAAACCCCGAACCCCTGAAAAATCAAGGGTTCGGGGTTCGCCTGTTTTTATTTTACCACAGAAGAAACCAAGAATCTATCATAGAACGATGAAAAACACCCTCTGCGGCCGTTTGTGGGCTGTCAGAGGGTGTTTCTGTCACTGTTCGATGGTCTGTGCCCTGCGCTTCCGCCGGGCGCGTTCTTTCCGGATGCCCTGCACCCTGCCAGCGTTCCAAAGGGCGGTGAGGTCAAGCATGACCCGGTATACTCCGTCTACCTCGATGGGGCTTGGTGCGTTCAGGATGGACAAGTGCAGCTCCCGAACGGCTTTCATGGTTTCGGACGAGCTGGCCAGCCAAGACAGCTTCATGGCTTCTTCTGCGGTGATGGTGGGGATCTTCGGCATATCATCATAGTGCTGCATAGCGTTCCTCTCTTTCTTCAGGAAGCGGATTCGCTGGCCGTGTGCGGCTGCGTCTCCGGCGTTGATTCGGCGTTCATGAGCTGTTGCGGCTTATCGTGCAGTGCATGGAGATAGGTCAACAGGCGGTCTTTGTCGGCGGCTGACAGGCTGCGGACACGGCAGAGGACTTCTTGCCACTGGGCTGCGGTCATACTGCTGCACCCCCTTCCAACAGCTTGGCCACGCTCTTGCCGGCCTTTGCTGCGGCTGCATCCAGTGCGGCCAGCTTCCACAGAAAGCCGGTGTCAACCTTGGCGGTCAGGCTCTCGCCCTTGTGGATCGCTGCCACGGTGTAGCCCTGCTGGGCGTACTGCTGCCGGATCCAGCTCTGCGGAGTCTGGTTCAGGTGGTCGAGCGTGTTCATCCGGCCACCATCCAGCACGATGCTTTCCCGGTGCAGGGTGCGGGGCTTTGCTTCCCGCTGGTCGATGTACTCTACCTCGAAGGAGTGCAAGCTGATTTTCTTCTCCAACTTCATGGTCATATCCTCCCATCATGCCCGGCGGGCTTCCATCTTCCCGCCGGGGGTCTCTGCTCGTGTTACAGGGCTTCCAGCGGCTGCACCTGCGATGCACCGAAGAACGATGCCCGGTAGGTCTGGCCATCTCCCTTGCTGCTGTGGATCAGCACCGCCTGAAACAGAGCCTTTGCACCATGCTCCACCATGTACCCGGCGGCTTTCCAGCCCGCCCAGGTGTTCACGGGCTCGGTGATCCCGGCGGCCTGCTGGGCTTCCTCGATGCGCTGGGCGTTGACCGGGGCGGCCTTTGCACTGTTCCATGCCCGGTGCAGGGCTTCGGCAAAGCTGCTCACACCCTTGCGGTACAGCTTCCACGCCTTGTGCATGATCTCGGAGAGATTGTACTTCTTCATTCTGTCCTCGCTTTACTTTGCGGGTCAGCTCCTGTATAATGGGCTTGACCCTTTGGTGGGTTTGGCTCGGTGATTTCGTTGGTAGCGGACACCGGGCCATTTTCTTTTATACAGCTTTCAGGAAGTGGGTTACTGTCTTAGCTGGCGTTCTGCTCTTGCGCTCCCGGTACATCCTTCGTCCCTTGCCTTCCGGTCGTGCTTCCCTTGCTGTGTCTTTATTATATCACTTGATTCTGGTGATTTCTATTGACGTTATCACTAAATATGAGTGATAAATCTTGTTTGCTTTTCACTTGTTTTTAGTGATACCATAATGTATAATAGATACAGAAGGGGGGATTATGATGCCTATTCGATACAAGATTGAAATTCTGCCAGCACTTAAGGGGATTGGCTATACTCAAACCCGAATTCGGGAAGATAAACTCATGGGTCAGGCCACCTTGCAGCAGCTTCGGCACGGTGAGCTTGCATCATGGAAAACAATCGACACAGTTTGCCGTTTGCTCGACTGCCAGCCGGGTGATCTGCTGGAGTATGTGCCGGATGAAGTGCCGAACGCTGAAACGCTTGCGGCTATCCATGAGCTGGACAACGGCGGCGGTGAGCATTTTACAGGCTCCACGGAAGAACTTGTAAACAAGCTGCTGGATGAACCTACCGGGGAAGAATGAAATTTCTTCGTTGAATCGTTCTTCGGTCAAATTTAGAGCTTGACAAAGTTCAAGCTATCGTGTATAATGCCATCAATGAAACCCGACCGGCCTCTCAACGATGCGCATTAGGTCGGGTATTTTTTTGTTTATAAGACATTGGAAGTGAAGCCATGCCAACAACAGATCAAACAAAGCCGTTCAAAAATTACGATGAACAAATAGCGTTACTCCGTGAAAGAGGGCTTATCATTACAGATGAAGCCTATGCCAGAGACGTTTTGAAGCGAATGAACTATTATCGCTTTAGTGCGTACTCGTTGACGCTGCGGGAAAATGACCGCTTCTTCCCAGAAGTCACGCTTCAGGACATGGTAGCCCTTTATGACTTCGACCAAGAGTTTAGAAGTCTTATCTTCAAGTATGGAGCTATCGTTGAAACGGTCGCCAGGGCGTATATCGCCTACTACCACGCTCAGCAGCACGGCCCGCTGGGGTATCTGAATAACCAGAATTTTGAGATTGAACAGTATCATGCTGTATTTCTGAGTACTCTCAACAGGGAGATTTCCAGATCTGAGGAGCCGTTTATCATCCATCACAAGCGCGATAAGCGGGGCGTGTATCCGCTTTGGGTGGCTGTCGAGGAAATGACATTCGGCACGCTCTCACAGTTCTACAAGAATATGCTGGAAGCAGACCGTGAAGGGCTGGCACAGCAGTATTTCGGCCGCAAGTCGGTTTACATTGAGAACTATCTGCAATGTGCCGTTGTGGCCCGGAACATAGCCGCACACGGTGGCCGCTTCTATAACCGCACAAGGCTCAGCCCGGCGGTAAAGTTGCCGTTGATGATGCGCCGGAACAATGTAGATAACAGCTCACCGTTTGCTTATTTCTATGCAATCTTTGAATTGCTACCAGATGCCGACAAGTTCAGCTATATCCGGGAAATGGAGAAGCTGTTCCATAAATACCCGGCAGCTGAACTGTTTCGGATGGGCTTTCCTGTGAATTGGAGAGCGTTGTTGAATGTTCCCAGTGAATCAGATACTTAAATCACCGGAGGACGGAACAGGCAGCCGTCACCCATCGTTCGGAGATGTGGGAAGTGTCACCCCGCCCGGTTTCAAGAGGTCGTTGCAGAGATGCAGCGGCCTTTTGCTTTATGCAATGTGCGGAAAGCCCCCGCCGGGACCGTCTGAACGAGGATAGAACCCACGGCAAGGAAAACACACCCACAGGAAAAAGCAAAGCCCTCAGCCGCCTTGTATGACGGTCTGGGGGCTTTGTCATGCAGCGATTTTGTTGAGGTCAACAGAATCGTGCAGCTGAAGTGCAGCGTCCGGCGGGTGCTGCACGGTCAAAGGGTTTGGGATGCTGCCCAACAAGTCCTTGCAAGGCAAGAGGCTTTGTACATACAAAGACACTGCTTGCAGCGCCTATGGTGGTACCACAGCGCACTGCTTGCGAGTGATAAGCCCCCTGCAAGGGCGCACGACTTTCAACGAAAGTCTAGTGCGTTACACCTCATTGAGGGGGATTGCGTTACTCATCATCGTTAGTCAGCTTTTCGTCCCATGCCCGGCGTTCCCGGACACAAGCCTCATACTTGGCCGGGTCGTAGCGGAACGTGGCGATTTCTTCCGCAATCTGGTTGACCTCGCCTCGCATATACTCGGCCACCTCTGCCGGGTCGGACAGGGCGGCGGCATTGATGGCCACTCGGCTGGGCAGCGCCATCAGCGCACCCCGGATGGTGTAGATAAGTTCGGCGGTCATGGCAGCAACGTCCTCGCTGCGGTGCATCTGCCCAGACAGCTCCTTGGCTTCTGCCTGTGCGATTTTGGCCTTGCTGGTCTTGAGCGTGGCCTCAGCCTTGGCCTTGACCCGCTCAATCTTCTTGGCTTCTTCCGCTTCTTCTTTGGCCATGCCGCCACGAGCAAGGCTGCCGATATATGCTTGTACTGCATCAGAGAGAATATACTTTCCGGGAGACGAACTAACCAACACTCCGTCCTGTGAAAGCTGTCTGATCCTTCGTGCAGTTAGGCCAATAATAGAAGCCAGTTGCGTGGTGGTGACTTCTTTTTCGGCAAGATTTTCTTTGTGTGTCATGTAAATTCTCTCTTTCTTTGTGATAGAATAGCCGTTTTTATTCCATACAAGCGGTAACGAAACGGCTTGATTTTCTCTTGATAAGTAGCGTAAGGTCGGGGTCATCGAGCCCGCTATGAACTAGGGTACCCATTCACAGTACCTTGAGGGGGTGCCGGGCTTGAGATGGGCTACCGGGTGTGATAGAATGGCTGCGGGATGTGGTCTGTCAATCGCTCCCGCTTGGCTGCCTTGCGAGTTCGCTGCTTGCATGGCGGCCTTTTGTTTTGCCTTATGGTCTGCCCTTCGTTTGCCGACCACTCTCGCTGCCTTTATGGTTCGGATGGCGTGCGGCTCGGTATGCCTCCAATTCGGCCATGAGCTTCGGATCCTGTTGGAACCGTTTATGGTATTCGAGGAAAACACGACCGATTCGCTCTGCGACCTCCGGCGGGATCTCGTTCACATTGACATGAATGTTAGTATTCATCTGTGCCTCCTGTTGTTGAGTGTGGTAAGCGGTTTAGTTGTGCATATACGGCAGCAGCATATGATAGACAAGTTGCAGGACGTTCAGCGGAATGCTCTGCCCACGCTGTAAGACCGCCTCAATACAGGCGATGTACACTGCGCCGGTTGCGTCATAGTGGTATGGCTCCCGGCGGCGAGGCCGGTTTTGGTTCGACTTACTCATGAGTTCACCTCCTCATATCAACTTCCAAGAAGCGCTGACGCTCTTTGTCAAAGGTGATGCCGATCTCTCCCACACGGCCTTCCTTGTTTTTCGCTAGGACGGCTTGATATTGCTCTCCGTCGTCCGAAAGAAGCAGGATAGCGTCCGCGTCCTGTTCCAACTGGCCAGATTCCTTCAGAGCGGCGGCAGAGGGGGTGCTGTGGGCAGCACCACGGTTCAGCTGAGCCAGCGCTACCACTAATATTCCGGTAGTCTGTGCCAGCTCGTGCAGGGCGATAGAGATAGCCGTTACCTGCTGATAACGGTCTTTGGCCTTGCCGTCTTCCAGTAGTTGCAGATAGTCGATAAAAACGACCTGCGCTTTCATCCGCTGGGCCTGCGCCTTTATCCACCCAACACTCTTACTCGATGCCGAACGGATAAGCAACGGCAGTTTGTGCAGGTCTGCAAGGCCGTCAAGCTCAGACTGCGGTACCCGTTTTTCCTTCACATCGGCCAGCGGGGTCGACAGACGGTTTGCGATGATGCGGGCGGCAAGAGTGTCCGGGCCGGTTTCCAGCGAGAAATAACACACTCTCAGCCCTCGCCGGGCCATCTCACAAGCCATCTGCAAGGATAAAGCCGTTTTGCCTGCGCTGGGTCTGCCGCCTATGATAAACAGATTGCCCGGGGATAGCTTGAGGTGCTTATCTAGCACGGAAAGCCCGGTGGGGATGTACCGTGGTTTCTCGTCCAAATGCCGAACATAATCATCTACCAGCTCCCCGATAGGTCTGAAATCCTGTCCTTCTCGGTCAAGGGTCAGTGCCTCACCCATCCGGCTGTAGAGTTCCGGCAAGTCTGCAAAGGTGGTTTGAGCGCTGCCAGTCTGCAGGGCCAGACTCTGGAACTGGGTCAAGGCTGCCTGTTCCCGAATGAGCTGCGTCCAGCTCTCCACGGTTTCACGGGTGATGCGGATGCATTCTGCTTCACACGCCTGTGCGCATTCCACAATGGCCGTGCTCTGCTCAGGGTATCGGGCGCAAGCCTCCACAGCGTCCAGCTTCCCGGTCGCATTCCAAAAGCCAGATAGAGCGGCGAATACTGGTTGAAGATCCGCCGGGAAATATTCGATTTCCAAATCAGGCAGGGCATAGGGTGCAAGGTTGGGCTTTATGAGCAGGGCACCCAGTAAAATTTTGTGTGTGTTCATGTTAGCACCTCCATTTTCTTTTCCTGCGGCGGTTTAGGCTTCCGTCGGGCCTCCCGGCGGGCTTCTACATCGCCCAATGTACGGACTCCATCAGCCTGCCAGCCTCTCAGGATGCCATCGATATAGCGCCAGTTCCGTACTCCACTCTCAGCAGCCTCATCGAATGCCCTGCAGATAAGTTCTTTCGTGAACACTTCACGGTAGCTTTGGAGCTTGTCCAGTGCTGAACGTGGGAAGCCGCCTATCACCTGCTGGAAGTGCTGTACAATCTCGGCAAGGTCTGAATCTGTACGAGATGCGGCAGTAGCAGCCTTACTACTACTCCTGTAGTTCAATACAGTAGTTCCTTCCTTATAAAGCACGTCCGGTTTTCCGGCTGTACATGGGCCTGTTTTTCGGCTGTCTGTGAGCCTGTTTTCCGGCTCACGTTCGTCCGGTTTTCCGGCTTTACGTTCAGCCTGTTTTTCGGCTGTCAGTTGGTCGTTATTCCGACCGTTCGGGAGTTTGACATAAATCGTGCTTGGAGCTGCAAAATTCCGTTTTCTCTCGATTAGACCCACCACTTCCAACTTTTTCAGTGCAGCTTTGGTGACTGATAAACTTCGGTGTATTGCTTCTGCAAGATTGTCTACAGGATAGCAAATATAGACACGCCCGCTATCATCTATCTAGTTGTGTTTGATGGATAAAGATGTTCGGTTGTACAAGGTTGCATAAACCAACATCTCTGTTAGGCCCAAATCCATCTCCAGTAAAAAGCAAGGGAAAGCAATGTGCTGCGGTTTGGGAGTGTCCTTTTGTAGATATACAGCAGAAATAGAGTATCCCTCCTCCCTGTTCAGCTGTACCGCAAAAAGCGTTGCGGTGTGCCATGCTTTTTCACCTCCCTACGACCCGGCGGATACCGCCCACAGCTTCATCTTGCCCTGCCGGGACGGGGTCGCCCTCGTTGAAATATTTCGCCAAGCTGTTCATATTCACGAGCCAGCGATGCCCAGCCACAACGTACCTGATTTTGCCTGTCCGGCAGAGGGTCCAAATATAGGTCGGCGGTAAACCGTAGATTGCGGCGGCGTCCTTCACGGTTTTCATGACCGGGTATCGGATTAAATCTCCCATTCGATGCACCTCCTTGGTGTTGCTTGAAAGTTGATTCTTGATGCCGTATCAGCAGTAAAGCACAAATCGAAAAATAATGCAATACCGCCAAATTCTGATTGAAAATTGATGCCATGAACCATTGTTGAAATGAAGCCCTTTGCGTCAAAATCCATCTGGTATCATCTGGTGATATCCAGTGTCACGCTTTGCAACGGATTACCTTGTCTTGCAATGGATTTACAGAGGGATGCCCACCTGTTTTATGGATAAATGCTGCTGATTTTGCATATCAAAAAATATTGATGAAATTGATTCATCAATACAATGAATAAAAATGATTATGACTTGGCCGAAGAACTAAGCTGCTGAATGATTTGGAGGATTACGGCCTTATCATCATCGGGAAGCTCCCGGCGGAGTTTTCTGGAAAAAGTTCCATCGGTCACACCGATAGCCTCAGCAACCTGCCAGAGAAAAACGCCAGCCGATGCAGCGGCCTCCCGGATGTCTTTGTTTGACTGCGCCTGTTTTAACATAATATCAACCTTTCTTCTCGTTGACGTTGACAATAAAACGTCAACAAGATATAATTTTGGGTGAACAAGCCTTGTTGCTGTTCTCGTTGATGTAATTATAAACTTTTGGAGAACAAAAGTCAATGAAGTTCTCTAAAACGGAACAAACGGAGGCGAATAGCTGTGGCAGTAGAGGAAAAGCGAAATATAAACGAAGATTTTGGAAACAGACTAAGAGAAATCATTGAAAAGAGAAAGAAAGAAACAGGACAGAATCTTCGGGCTGTGGCAAAGGATTTGGATGTGTCGCTTGGTGTCCTGTCAGATTGGCAAAACGGAAATAAAACCCCACGAGGGGATTCCATTGCGAAGCTTGCCAAGTATTTTGGTGTATCAGCGGATTACCTGCTGGGTTTGACGGAAGCCCAAACGGTAGACACAGATTTAAGGGCGGTTGCTGATTATACGGGACTGACGGAAAATGCGATTTTGGCGCTCAAAGATTCGGAAATGTTTGAGTGTTACGATAGAAGTCAAAAGAAAATATTGTCTGATATGCTTTCAGATGAAAGCTGTTTGCACCAAATTGTAAATAGCATTTATCTTTACTTGAAAGCAACTGAAGAACAGGTGCATGAAGCAGAGGAACTGTTGGAAGGGGAGGCGGAATTGGATTTAAGAGGTGCTGATTCGTCAGATATGGAACTTTGCCTGTTCAGAGCATCAAGAGCAATCGAAGACTATATGAAGCATCTGAAGCATGAAAAATTGAAAGAACTGTCTGTTGAGGTGGATATAGAAAATCTGTAAAGCAGAAATGCTGATGCGAGGAAAACAGTATGGCGAAAATCATAAAGCGCACAAAGAAGGACGGCACCTGCTCCTACTGCATCCGGGTCTCCAACGGCTATGATTGGCAGGGTCGTCAGGTTCTGGTAAACCGCACCTTCACTCCCCCGCCGGGCTTGACCGGGAAGAAGCTGGAAAAGGAGCTGCAGCGTCAAGCGGATGCCTTTGAACAGGAAGTGCACAACGGCATTTCGCTGGATGCGTCCATGAAGGTGGATGACCTGATAGAGCGCTGGTTCACCGAGTACGCAGACCGCCAGCTGAAGCCCAAGACGGCCACAGAGTACAGAAAGCTGGTGCCGCGAGTGTCGGCGGCTCTGGGTCACATGAAGGTCAACCAGATACGTCCGGCGCACCTCATGGCGTTCTATACGAACCTGTCCGAGGATGGAGTGCGTCAAGATTCCACCTATACGGCAACAGCTGCGCTGCTGAAGCTACTGCCGAAAGGCCAGCGGGCAAGGATCCGGGAGGCCGCCGGGGTGGGCGAGGAAACCATGCGGGGGCTGTGCAGCGGCAAGCCGGTCAGCCATAAGACCGCCGAAAAGGTGGCCGATGCCGCCGGGTTGCCCCTGTCCAAAGCCTTTACCGAGAAGGTCAGGGCGGGCGGTAAGCTGGGCGGCAATACGCAGCTGCACTATCACCGCTTTTTGTCCAGTGTGTTTGAAAAGGCGGTCAAGTGGCAGCTGATTGATGAAAACCCCTGTCGGCGCACAGAAGCCCCAAAAGCAGCAGAAATCGAAGTGGAAGCCTTACAGGAAGAGGACGTTGCAAAGCTGTTGGAAGCCCTGCAGGACGCACCAGCACAGTACAGCGTTATCACACAGCTTGCCTTGCTCACAGGTGCCCGCCGGGGCGAGATATGCGCCTTGCGCTGGTCGGACATTGACCTTGACGCGGGTGTGATCTCCATCAACAGGACGGTGCAGAACATTGCCGGGCGCGGCACAGTGTTCACGGCACCCCCAAGACAAAGCGCTCCCGGCGGTGCATCAAGATAGGCCCGGAGTGTGTGCAGCTGCTGCGGGAGTACCGCCAGCACCAAAAGGCCGAACGGTTCAAGGTCGGTTCCGAGTGGGTGCGCCGGGTGGAGATCGAGAACGGCAAAACGGTAGACAATGACCTGTTGTTCACCCGCTGGAACGGTCAGCCGTTCGACCCCAACGCGGTTACAAGCTGGTTTCCGGGCTTCCTGGCCGCCCATGATCTCCCGGCGGTTCACTTCCACAGCCTGCGCCACACCAACGCCAGCTTGCTGATAGCGGCCCATGTGCCTGTTACAACGGTTTCGGGCAGACTGGGCCACGCAAAGACCAGTACCACCACGGACATTTACGCCGGGTTCATCCGTTCCAGCGATGCGGCGGCAGCGGACGCGCTGACGGACGTTTTCAGCCGAATCAAGGAAAAGTCACACGCATAACAAAAGACAGCCCACAGGGGCGTTTCTGCCGCCCTCGTGAGCCGTCAACTTTTTTGCTTTCTTCATGGTGTCCGTTTTATGGGATTGTATGCCCTCTGGAAAGTGCCTTAAAAGTGCCTTGTTTCACAGAAACAAAGAGAAACGAAGATGCACAAACATGAATAAAAACAACGATGAATCTATATAAACGGCAACAACCAGAAACATGGGAAACCGTATAAAGACCCTCTACGAATCAGTAGGCCGGGGGTTCGAGTCCCTTCCATCGCACCAGAAAATGCCGTGAAATCGAAAGATTTCATGGCTTTTTTGTTTTGTAAGCCATGGTTGCACGGTTTCTGCACGGTTTTTGCACGGTCGGTGTTTTCCATGTCCGATGATGTAGGGCGCTGTATTGCATTGCAATCAGTGCCCTTTTTTGCATCAGGTGAGCAGGGCCAGGCGGAGCTTTGCCTTCATTTCCGGGTCGGCATCCTTCAGCAACTCCAAGAGAGCCGTCATGGAGATGGTGGGTTCGCCTGCGGCGGGTACAGCCTGCGGGCTGGGGCTTTCCTGTTTAGCATAGAACCCTTCCTCGAACTTCCTGCCCAGTTCTACACGAGAGGACTGCTGGATATGGGCATAGGTGTTCACCAGCAT